TTATTTTAGTCATATCTTTAAATAATTAAACTTTATGCTTAATTATATCTATATATTAAATAATGAAAGTCAAATTCATCTACGACACTAAAGATGTCGTAGTTTTCTTTGACGGATCTATATAAATATTAATACAACATTAAAATTGATAAATTATTCCAATGAAAAGGGTGTCAATGAGTAAAAAATAATATTGGATAAAAATCTAAAATATTTTCACATAATAAAAATTATATATAAATAAAAATTTTAATTAAAATTGAAAAAATATATAGAATTTATCAATGAAAAATGCTTAATTATATCTATATATTAAATAATGAAAGTCAAATTCATCTACGACACTAAAGATGTCGTAGTTTTCTTTGACAGATATATATAAAAATATATGATAATCACGAACTCTCTATTCATGGTATTAAAAAATCACCATTTAAATACTATGATTCTTTTTATTTTAAAAATTTACCCGAATCTATAATATCAAAATTTTAATTCAAAATTATCATATTAAAATTGTGATTGTTGTCCTCCACCAGGGACTTCACCACCAGAGTCACCGCCACCAAAGTCCCCACCAGTATCACCACCTCCACCGCCACCAAAGTCTCCACCAGCGTCACCACCGATATCTTCACCACCAAAGTCTCCACCACCGGTATCACCACCGAAATCTCCACCACCGAAGTTGTCTCCACTGAATCCACCACCTTCAGATGGAGGTGATTCTACTCCTTCCCCAGGTTGGTTTTTTCTTTGTAATTTATATTTTTTATTTTCTTCTATTTCTTCATCTGTTAATTTCATGATATTTCTTACAATCCATTCAATATCAAAAAATGGATTTCCTTCACTATCAGCTAGATTACTATTTATAGTAGATGCGATTTCCGATCTCTTTGATAAATTATTTAAATATTTCCATTCTTCAAATAATTCATTAGAATTAAAATCAACACTTATCGATGTATTAAAAAAATAATCATTTTTAAGTTCCGGAAATTCTAAAATCATTTGTATTCTTAATGGTTTTATTATTAATTCTTTAAAAATGGTTTTTAATCTATCAATAAAATTCTTATATTTAATTTCGTCTCTTGTGATATCTGATGTATCATTATAAATATTACCACCTCCACTATCTTCATCAAGTCTATTAAATGGTATCTTTGTTGCTCGTTTTAATTTTTTATAAAACCAAGCTAACATCATATCTTCGTTTAAATCAATTCCAGTTGGTGTTTCAATTGAAACATCTGGTGTTCCATCAGCCGATGACGGAAACCAATAATCTTTACTATGAGGGACATTTTGACTCCCATTTATACTAACAGTTCCCATTTGATCATCCCATTGGACATCTTCATGGTATTCAGACATTAATTGGGTTATTTGTTGTTCTGCTTGTTGTCTGGTTAAACCGTTGGTTGGGATTACAAATTTTTTATAAATAGATGCTTGATTTATATTATAAAGAATTTTTGTTTGTTCTAACATTTTTAATTGATTATAAGGTCTAATTAAATTCTCTACATAACTAGTTTCAAAATATTCATTATTATTAGAATATGAAATATAAATAATTTGAGAATCTAATAAAATTTGTCTCAATTGGGGATTATCTGGATGTTGAATCCATATTATTGTATTTGTGCCAGGATCTGTTGCAACAACTAATGTTATAGGATCTATTGGGGATAAATCAATTATATTTTTTTGTTTTTTATCATAAACTATTTCGAATGCTATATAACCATCAATTAGTAAATTTTTAAAATAACTCCAAGCTGTAGTACCATCAAATAATCTAAAATTATTCATAAGTTTGTCGAAAACGTCTCTGTATTTTTGCTTTACTTCTTTATTGAAATTATCTGGTAAATTTCTAATATCACAGAACTTATTATCATCATTAAACATAATAGTTTCATCTGATACCTGAGTCAAATATTCTTTTATTTCATCCTTTATAGAATATTGACGAAGAATTTTTCTTTTATCAAAATATGTTCGATCTAAGTAAGCCACCGATTTTTGTTCTAATATTCTAGAAATTACTTTTTTAGTAAAAATATCATACATGTTAGTACCTGGTTCATATATTAAATCATTAGTATCTTCACTTGGTCCCATTGAATAGGTATTTGTGATTCTTTCATCATCCCACGACATACCATATTTTGATAAATTTCTTAATATTCTATTATAAAATGTTGGATTATTCCCACCTATATTAGTGCTTTGGTTGTTTCCAAATTTACTATATGTTGCCATTTATTTATATTTTATTTTTTAGTATATATTAAAAATTAATCGTTGTTATAAAGTTTATATTTCTTTTCCAAATTTTTTAATTTCATATAATACGTTCGTTGATCATTTGCATCTAAATCTTCATTGATTTTTTCAAATAAATCTATAAGATCATTTAATTTATTTTTTATATTTTTATCTGAAGTAATTAATGAATGGGATTTCATGTTTTTTATATTTACTATTTTTGTATTAATAAACAATAATCTATTAACAAAAGATGTGGATACAAAAAACAATTTGTCAATTTTCAAATAATCAAAAGCGGTTATAGAATAATTATACCCACCGTTCCTTTTTAATAACCCATAAATTAATTCGAAATTAATTTTAAATGGTCTTTCATTTTTTGGATTGTTGATATTAAATTCTACAATTTTTTCAAATGAATTAAATAAAATATCAAAAAACAATATTCTATATGTATATGGTAAATAATCAATATTTATAGCATATATTATTCGTTTTTGAATATCGGGTTTATATCTATCGTCTATAACAAATATAGGACACCATATTTTATTTCCATTATAATTATATTTTATAATATAAAAATTACCAATTATTATTTTTTTAGAAAAAAATATTTCATAATTAGGATTTTTCATTAAATAAAAAATTCTTTCAGTCGAATCTGTTGTTATTTTTCTTAGATTATTATTATATGTTCCAAATAATTCTCCACAAAAATCTTTAAAATCACCCATTTTTTTAAAATAATTTTATTTGTTTATCTTCAAAATATTTTTCAGTGAGTACACAAAAACTTATCCCTCTTTTTTTGCAATATTTTTCAGCAGCATCCCATTTATTCAAATTTTTAATATACGTTTTTAGACTATATTCATAATTTTCAAGAGATTTAACCGTGTGTTTTTTTGGTTCAATTGGTTCTTCCAATTCTTTTTGGGGTTTTATTTCTATAATCAATTCTTCAGATTCCCCATCAGATTTCTCTATTTTTATCCAAAAATCAGGTATATAATTTTTAATTGAATGTCTACCATTTGTCATAACACTATACGGTATTTTAATATTTTCACATGCCCACTTTTTTATTTTATTCTCATTATCACAATAATAACAAAAATTATATTCCCATTTAGAACGATAAATGATATCACTAACATCCCCCGAATATTTATCTGGGTTTTGAGGAATATATTGTCCAGAATACCATTTTCCTGGCATATTTGGTCTGTGTTTACTCAAAATATGTTTTTGTTTTTATATATTATGTAACCCCTGCCCATCATTACTCGAATCTAGACTTATCATAATTACCTTTTCTTTATTTGTTTTTATATTATATATTTCTTTTAATCCACCCGCCATTGCTCTTTTAAAAATTTCGGAAAAGTATGGTAAAGCATTCTTATATCTTTTTTCGTTAAAATTTTTCCAATTTTGAAATAATAGTAATAATCCTTGATGAAGACAATCATTTCTATCATCTTGATTTTTGTAATATTTTTCCTTTTTTCTAATTATATTATTACCTATTAATATTAACATATCTTCAGCATTTTTTGTTAGTTTTCCTTTTCCCTTCGATAAAACTATCTCATAATAAAGATCAGTGTCCTCTAAATATTTTGCCATATTTATATTTTTTTTTTATTTATATTTTTTATATATTTGTATATTGTGAAATATGGCTTACAATGAAATTAAAATGCTTAATAAAACATTATATTATATATAATTAAATTAAATTAAAGTTTTGTTTTAAAATAAATTCTAAATTCATACAATTTTTCAAAAATTTTATATTAATTTTATTTGATATTTGATTTTTTTTATTTATAATAATGTGTCAAAAAATTAATGAAATAGAATTACAAATCTAAAATGTAAAAATTTATTTTAATATATAATAAAAAAATATAAAAATAAAATGATTAAAAAATTTAAAAACTTTTTATTAGAATATGATAAGTATGATACAGAAACAATAATACAATATATGCCATCTGCTAGAATGTTTGATGAAAAAATTATTGTAGATATTGATGACTTTATAAATAGAGGAAATGTATTTGCGGGTAATAAATTTAAATATGATGGAATAAAATTTTTAAGTAATATTAAAGATAAACTCATAAATGAATTTAACGCTTACAATTTACTAATAACTGATATAAAAATGAGAAATATGGCTGATAGTGAACCAGAATTTTATGCTCATACACTATATTTTAATATTAAAGAGAAAAAAGAAATCCTATTACAAGATCCCGGTTTGTATTCAGAATTAAGAAGAATATTCTTTGATTATGGTGCTAATGAATTTGATTTATATAACGGTTATTATAGAGTATTCTTTAGATATAAATCACAATTAACTCACTAATTAGATAAATCAAATTCGGTATTTTTTAATTTTTCTACATAAAAAATAACTATTTCTTTATATTTATCATCATCTGTTCTACCTTGAAAAAGATTTCGTGGTCCGTCGCTTACGATTATTTCATCACTATCCCATCTAATTCTTATTTCTCTTTTTTTACCATCTGAATAAGGTATTTGAAATACTGCACCATAATCTCTATATATATTAGTTAAATATAATTCATTATTATCATATACTTTTTTTAATAAGTAAACGAAATCTGTAGATGTATCATCTTCTTCTGTTATGGTGTCAATCGGTTCATCGATAATTGATTCTGGTGTAACTCTTTTTTTAAAAAATCTTTCATTAATAAATTCATTATATTTTTTCATAAATCTTTTTTTATTTTTAGTAAAATATTTGTTGGTTTGCCATTTGTTAACAATAACTTTCAGGGTAAATAAAATGGATTATCTGTTATTCAAATAATCCATTTTATTATTTTATAAATTTTAATTAAATGTAGATTTACGATATTGAGTTTTTTTATCTTTATATCCATTTAATTTATTAGTTAATTGATGTTTGTATAATAAAAGATTATCAAATGTCAATTTCAATTCTTTGTTACTTTCTAACAATTCTGGTTCATTTTTCAATTCATCAACAGATTCTTGAACATCTTTAATTTTAGATTCTAAAACTTTTTCTTTATCTTCTAATCCTCTTAATTTTTTCATTTCTTTAGATAATTTATTTTCTAAGAATGAAGATAAGTCATAATCTAATTCTTTTTTAATATCCCTAATCATTTCGTTTACTGATTCATATTGATAAAACGAAGACCCTGTTCTCATATCTTTATTATAAAGATACATTTTATCTTTGTAATTAAATACATAAGCTTCTAGGAATGGATTTAATATGTTACTAACTTTAATTGATACATCAAGTTCAACAATATTATTAAGATTTTCTTTTAATGTATTCAACAGAGAAAAATAATCTTTTTTAAGATATGGTATAATTGGTGAATTAAAAATATTTTCTAATGTTGTTTCCGTATCTAATTTTTCATCATTCACGAATAAAGCTTTATCTTTTGTTGATAATCCAATTGTTAAATTTTCATCAATTTTTAAATAAAATATACCATCTTTGAATTCTGATAATGTCATAGCTTGTTCAATAATTCTTAACTCTCTTATTCTATCATCATTATCGATATTATCTTCAAGTAAAGTTTGTTCGATATTGTTTTCATCTAAAATGAACCATCTATCAGCAACAAACACCATATAATTACCATTATCTAATTTTTCTACTAATGTATATAATTTATCGCCTTTACCAGAGTTTATCATGTTTTGTCTATCAACCGGATTTTTAGTCAATTCAAATATAAATTTTTTAATTTGAGGGACCCAATCATAAATTTGTAATTCATTTAGAATAGATTCCATTTTTGAATCATCATCTGGTTTATTGATAATTTCAAGAACAGTATTTAGGGGTTGTCTATATATCATTCCCTGATTTTGTCTTTCTATTTGTTTATACAAATCTTTTAATTCATAAGTAAGACTATTAGATTCTATTTCTGTATCAACTTTTTCTAGTAGATTTTTCACTTCAGTGTCATATGCATATTTAATCAATTTCTCATTTAGTACCTTCTTGATTTCTTTTTCCGAATAATTATCATATCCAGTTAATATTTTTTCAACAATTGTTGATATATCACTTTGTTCATAACCCAATTTTTGTTTAAAATTGAAAAGTTCTAATTTTAAATTTTTCATAATTTTTATTTTATTTTTTTATTGCAATGTTGCATAAAAATAAAAAAAACATCACAATCCATATCTATATATAATATTCAATTATTGGTTTTTTTCCAATTTAAATAGTTATTTACTTTTCAATGAAATGTAGATATTTTACCCCCATGTTATTCCAGTTGATTGTGAGTCGAATTTAGTATATTCAGGGTTGTCTTCCACAAAATCTCCTTTTTTATCAAAATCTTCAATTGATCTTGAATCAGGATCAATTGGTATGGTATCATCGATTTTATCAATATCATGTATATATGATTCCCAATAAGATTTTTTTATGTTTTCATATTCTTGATTTTCACATTCTATTTCATCGGTATCAACTCTCCATGATGGGTAATGACTTTTTACATTAATTGAAAAAGTAATACTTTTTGTGTTTTCACTATCCATTGAAATATCACTATCTCTTGGTAATTGAATTGTTTTATCATCTGGTAATTCTAAAACATTATCTATTTTTATACCAAAATAATCCATGTTAAAAAATCTATAATTGAAAAATAAATCCATTAATTTTTCTGAGCATTTATAAGCATCTATTTCACTATCAATTCTAATTTCGATATCATATGATATATTAATTGGTATAGCAAATACTTTTGTTATTATTTTAGTGTATTTTTCGTGGATTTTTGTATTTTTTGGTATATAAATATTTGGATTGGCAAATTCGTCACTAACAGACCCAATACTATTGGGGGTAATTATACCTCTTGGGATTTGATCTGTATTTAATTCAACTCTATCCCCTACAACATCATCTAAATAAGAATCTAATAAAAATCTTTCTGATCCAGCAAATGATAAATACATTGGAACTGTAATACATCGTTTTTCATCACTGAAATAATTTATCCATCTTATCCTTCTATTTAATGTTTTTGCTAATGAAATATGTAACATTCTAAAAAAAACATTATTATAATTAAAATTTTGATCTATTGAACTAATACTATTTGGCATAAAATTATTAATTTTTATTTTATATATTATTTATTTTGGTTCAAATTATTATATTAATTAAAACTATTTATATAAAATGATATAAAAATAAAAAAATATTATCATTCCATGAAAATGATCAAAAAATCAAAATTACTATCTATTATACCACATTTAAGTACTGGTGGAGCTCCCCAAGTTTTAGTAAAAAGAATTGAATTAATAAAAGAGGATTATGAAATTTATGTGATAGAATATTCTAATATATCAAGTAAATACATTATACAAAAAAATAGAATAAAAAAATTAATAAATCCAGAAAACTTTTTCACTATTGGTGAAAATAAATCAGATATATTAAATATAATAGATGAAATAAAACCAGATATTATCCATTTTGAAGAAATACCAGAAATGTTTATGGGTTATGATATATCTAAAATCATTTATAATGAAAATAGAAAATATAAAATTTTTGAAACTACTCATTCATCTGATTATAAAGTGGATAATAAAATATTTTTCCCGGATAAATTTATTTTTGTTAGTCAATATAATTGTTTCAAATTTAATAAATTTGGAATACCTACTGAAGTTGTTGAATATCCAGTTGAAAAGAAAAATAAAACAATTGGTGAAAAAATAAATACTATGAAAAAATTAAATTTAGATCCAAATTATAAACATATATTAAATGTTGGTTTATTTACCCCTAGAAAAAATCAATCTTATGCCTTTGAAATAGCAAAAAAATTAAAAAATGAAAAAATAAAATTTCACTTTGTTGGAAATCAAGCAGATAATTTCAAAAATTATTGGGGACCATTAATGTCTGATAAACCAGATAATTGTATTATATGGGGGGAAAGAAATGATGTTAATGATTTTTATACAGCATGTGATTTATTTCTTTTCACATCAATGGGATTTAGATATGATAAAGAATTGAATCCTCTTGTTATAAAAGAAGCATTACAAGAAGATATTCCTTTATTTTTATTTCCACTAGATGTTTATTGTGGTAAATACGATAATGAAAAAACTTGCACATATCTGAATGGTGATATCGACAAAGATGTAGAATCGATAAAAAACTTCTTTTTAGAAACTGAATCAAAATCTATTCTAACAATCTCTTCTATTCCAAGTCTTAATATTTCTGATATTCCTAATATTGATATTCCTGATATTGATATTCCTGATATTCCTGATATTCCTATGGATAAAATTAATTCACCCCTAAATGAAAATGAGAATTTACATAAATATAAAATAAAAGCAATTCACATATTAGATTCAGATAATATGAATGAAAATTCAATAGAAAGTATATCTAAATTAAAAAACCACGGAATTAAATATATCCAATATATAAATAATTATAATACAACCAATCCTCCAAAAGAAACTTGTATAAGGCCTAATGATATAAATAGATTAGGTATTCATGGATTACATAGTAATCATTATGATGATTATTTATTGTATAGAAGATGTATAGAAGATGAATTTACATTTGATATAGATTTTTTAATACTAATAAATAATAATTGTGTTTTTAAAGAAAATTTTAATATTGATATTTTATTTAAATCAATAGAATTAATGGATGATAACGAAATAGAATATATGTCTATGGGGAGTGGATATGCCGATAATGTTTTAGTTTCAAAGATAGATGAAAAGGCTTTAAATCAGTCAATCAAAAATGATTGGATGTATTTAACAGAAAATATTCACCAATTAGAATTTATTATTTTTAACAAAAAATCTAAAAATATACTATTCAACAGATACAGATTTGATGGATGGGATAATCCAATTGTATGGTTTAATCAAATATTCAAAGAAAATAAAAAAGCTATATTAAAAGAATCAATAGTTTATCAAAATAAAGAAATTTCTAAAAAAAATCACAATATTATTGTAGATTTTGATAAAGTTAATAAAAAAATATATTTTAAATTAAAAGAAAAAGAAAAAGAAAAATTCACTTTAATATTCAAAGATACTAATTCAAATCATTTATATAGTGAAACCATTGATTTATCATCTAATTATAGAACATGGTTCAAATTTGATCAAATAGAAAAACTTCATAAAGTGGGATTTTATAAAAATAATAATTATATTTTTTCACATAAAATAGAACAGAAAAAAATATAAAAAACATGAAAAAAAAACTTAATATATTATTAATCCCAGAATCGATGGGAAGTGCAACTATTGAAAAAGTTATATGGTATTATAAAACCCAATTAGAAAAATTGGGTCATAATGTTGATATAATACGTGACATTAAAAAAGAATACGATATAATACATTGTAACGCATCGAATCAATCATATGACTTACAGGATGTTGATGATAATAAATATATATTTTCGTTACATGGTATTATAGGTATGACTTTTTATGATGAAAAAAAATCTAAACATTATAAAGATAATTTAAATACTATAAAAAAATCTATAATTTCAATAACAAATGATGAACATCTCATTGATCATTTTTGTGATACTGATAAATTGTTTTATTTACCCCATGGAGTAGTTCAACATGATGCAATAGAAACATCAAAAAAATATGATTGGGATATAATTGTAAAAAGATTGGAACAAATATATTATAATGTAATCGACATAAACGAAAATTTCACTAATGAAAAAATGAGAGAAAAAATAATTGATATTTATAATAATTCAAAAATAAATTACAAAACCCCCAATGAACCAAAAACCGAATTCGGGTCAAACTTCTTTAATGGTCCAAAAATAAATATACATTCTTTAATTGATAAAAAATACAATGTAAGTTTTATTGATATTGATAAAAATGAAATTATTTATAATACGGTTTTAAAAACCGGACAATGGGCAAAAGTAAACCGAAAATGGTATACAAATTGGAATATAGAAATAAAAAATTTGGAAAATAATGAAATAGAAATAATCGAATTTGATTTAAAAAACAAAAATGTTTATATTGAATTAGATACCAATTCTATTGAAGATTTATTAGATTGGTTGAAATCTGTAGATGAATTTAGAAAAAAACATAATTGTATTATATATTGTTTTTTAACAGAACAGGATACCACACACTCAAATTTAATCAAACACAAATACGAAAATATAAATTTTGTCGATAACAATTTTGATGTTAGTGAAATATATGTGAAATATAATATAGGTTATAGTGAAGAATTAAGACCAAATAGAAATACTATACCTCAAAAAATATCATCTGATATATTAGGTAATTAACAATTTTAATAAATCTTCAGTTATTATAGTAATTAATTTTTTCCCTTTTATTTCAATATTTGGAATATTTTTAATTATTGAAAAATTGTTATCACCTCCTATTTTTAATTTGGAAATGTGTTCGGTTATTTCTTCATCTGATTTATAATACTCACTAAGTTTTTCTATAAACATATTCATATTTACCCCTATTTTATTATTATATTTAATCATTTGAAGTTCATCTTCTTGTTTTTGGATAAGAATATACCACAATTTTTGTTTTGATATTTTTATATTTTCCAAAAAATTTATTGATTTTGATGCTAATATATTATTAGGCATTTTAGCAACTTTACCATAAAACAACACTTTTTCATTACCTTTAATCATATAAGTATATATAAGAAAATTATAGTCCAATTTATCTTTAAAATTGTTTAATAATATTTTTTTAACTATATTTATTATAATATTTACCAGTGGTAAATCGATAAAAATTTTTTATTGGAAGAATAGATTCAATCATTAAAACCCATTGGATTCTAAAATAATTTAACATTTTATTCATATTATTATTTCGATATATATATTTAGGAAACATTTTTTTTATTAAATTTGTTTCATAATCATAATGAGTATGAATTTCATTATCCTTTCTATGTTTCAGATTATATAATTCTAATATTTGTGTTCTTTTTTCTATCATTAATTTAATAATTTTTTTATATTCAAATAAAACAAAGTTTAATAACCTCTAAACCCCGTATAATTTTTATAATTTGTTGATATTGCTTTTTTTCTACCTTTTCCTAAAGGTGATGTTCTTTTTCTTTTCATTTCAACAGTATATCTACCAGGCCAAAAATCTAACCATTTTTTATCTTTCTTTTTAAATATAGTATAATTATCATTTCTCCACCATTGAACAAATATTATTTCTTTTAGAACTTCTGGTGTTATTTGAATATTTTTATCTTTTAATTTTTTGCTTAATTCTTCAAGAGTCATTTCTTCACCTGGTTTTAAGTCAGTCATTATATCATGAACCGAATCCGCTAATTTTTCATTTGATGCTATATGCATATCTTCATTAAATTTATTAAAGTTATCTATAATATTCATGTAAATGATATTTTTTATCCTATATATAATTTTACGAATTCCAAATTATATTTATAGAACTTAATCCATTAATCATAGGTACATCATTATAATAAACATTATTTCTATCATACCACCCCCCTCTCAATACTGGTAACTCTTCTTTATCAACAATAATATCCCCTTGAACATTATCTATACCCAAAACCACATTTGGATTATATTGAGTTTTTTTATACACTTTTTTATTTTTAATAATATTAATATCATCTTCCAAAACATTATATCTACTATCGTCTGTTTTTATTCCTTCTCTATGATAATCTTCATTTTTTTTACATACAAATTCAACATTAACACTATCAATTGTTGGTATTTCATTTTTTAATGTTTTTATAACATCTGATTTAACAATTCTATCAAATCTTTCATTGCTTATGAAATAATCAGATACTACATCAATTATTTTATTTTTAATATTATCTTTAACATCATTTTGAAATTTCCTTACATAAATATTTATTGTATATAACGATATTTTTGGTTGAATAATTACTATGTTTGATGTGATGATTATTATACCCATAGTCTTTAAATAAGTCATGATTTTGTCTTTTTCGTTATCATCTAAATAAAAAACATCAAATGGTATATTAAAATAATTATAATTATCCACAAAATAATTTTTAATTTTTGGAATTAAATATAAATATATTTGATTATCATATATTGTAGGAAAATATTTAAGCATTTTATCTTTCACTGTATCCACATCTATACTATTACCAAATGTCTCTGTTATAAAGCTATCAATATATTTATTGTTATTGAAATTATTTTCATCAAGAACATTAAAAGCATTTACCTTAGAAAACATATTTAATCTTTTTAAATGATAAATAAATTGTTCAGGGGACGCCAATACAAAATTCCTTGACACATAAGGTATTACAGATTTCATATATTTAACACTTTCACTATCTACCCCAAAATTAATATCATTATTTATATAAACATCAAATAATTCATTCATATTTAATATATTTAAATCAGAATCAAAAACATCATCATCAAAATTAAAATCATTTACTATATTGTTTAATATATTTCCCTGTATTCCATTTGTTAATAAATAAGATACTTTAATTTCTGATCCAATTTCTGGCACAAACCCAAAATCACCATTTCCAAAATAAATATCTAATCCACCATCAAATCCAGTTCTGGTGTAACACGAATATTCATTTGGTAACATATCATATAAACTATCAACAATTTTTAAATTTTTTCCATTATAATATACAAAATAAGAAAAATTATCTATTATCTGATTTCTATTTACAATAACAGAAAATGAATAATTTTTTTTACCATCTCCGGTGTATGATTGTTCCTCATATTTACCTTGTTTTACATTAAATACTAAATCTGTATATGAATTAATATTATAAATATTATCTTTTGAATCCCCATTTATTATTGTATAATTTAAAAAATTTGATTTATTTTTTAATAATGTATTATTCTTTATTATTATTTTCCCCCCTTTAATGCTATCTAATAAATTTGTGTTTAATTTTAATTTTAATCTAATAGATCCAGATGCTGATATTGACCTACTTGGGTTATGACCACTTATTCTAGCAATATTTTTAATAGCTATATCACTTGTTGTTGTTTCAATATCTAATTGCTTTATCGAATTCTTTAAATATAATATATTATTACTAAATAATATTTTTTGTATATGCATTATCATCCCATAAGGTGATGAGTGTGAGAATGATTTACTTGATTTTTGATATGTTTCTTTTAACCAATATTCTAATTGTTGTGTTAATTTATCATAAGTTATTTCTATAAAATCAAAAAATTTACTCATTAATATTTAATTTTTTTTTATTTAATAGTTTTCAAATATTAAATGTATTTTGTTTTCAAAGTTTCTCCAATAACTTGTACCATTGTTGATAAGTTTTGTCTTTCTTCTTTTATTGTATTATCATATATTTTAAAATTAAATATATAATTTGATTTGTCTTCTTTATTTATTGTCAAATTTATTTCTAATTGATCATTTAAATTTATTAAAAAATTAAAAAATAAATATTTACATGGTAATATTTTATACCTTTCATCCAATTTAACATCGTATACTGATATATTCCTCACACCATTTTCTGAAAACCAATTATTTATAAGGCTACTAGGAGATTTTATAAATTTAGATAATATTTTTATATTATCACCAAATTTGTTTTCGGAAATTATCGTTAAAAACATTTTTTCAAATTCATCAATACTATCAAACATTTGTAATTTATAATTACAATTTATATCATATAGATATTTAAATGAATATTCTATATTTTTATTTGGTAATAAATATACTTTATGTTTATCAACTTCGAATATTACTTTTGTGAATATTACATTAGTATCTTTACAAAAAAGATTTTTAAAATCTATTACCAATAAATACCCATCATCTATTTTTTCATAAACGCTATTTATTGATTGAACAGTTGATGTTCCTAATATTTTTTTTAAAGATGTTTCTATGTTTTTTATACTAATAACCATTTTATGTATTTAATTTTTTTATATAATCCGTTGATAAAAATTCTCTATTTATCAAATATCTGTGATCTATATCTGATGTTACCGAATCATCTATTCTTAGAATATTTATTTTCATACCCTTATGATAAAATACTTTTGGTTGTCCTCCATTTAATGTAAGAGGAATATTTTCGGTGTCCCAATCTATAAATAATTGTGAGCCTGTTTTGCCAGTTATATAATATAATCCAGAATAATCAGTTGGTGTACCATTATTATCAAGAATAAAATCATTAATATATACCCAATCCTTTATTGAAAACAATTCACCATCACTACTTAATATATCTATTTCTGTTGTTACACCAGTAACCATACTATCCACATAAGAACTGACATCATAATAATATGAATTGTTAAAAGTTGAACCAGTTGGATTATCTATATTATATGTTTCTACATCAATTGGTAAATCAAATGCATTTATTAATCTAGTTTCTACCATACCATTACCCAAACCATCATCGAACATAATATTGATCTGTAAATCATTTAATTTATCACATATATCAGATTTAATTATAATATCCATCGACTCTTTAAATAGTAAATCCTTATCTAAAACTACCCCCATGGTTCTCCCACTATAATCATCAACAATATCACTATAAACATTCACTAATGTTTTTCCTTTTTGTGGTACAAGAACACTCCAACTACTACCTCTTCTAACATCACCTACATATGGGTTTTCATTTGTAGTTGTTAAATCAAATGCATATGATGTTAATCCGGTGTTTTGATGGGATATATTGTATTTTATTATATCTGATGTATATAAATTATATATCGCATCATACATTGTAACTTTTGTGCTCAATTTAATTGATGGATAATTTTTCGTGTAATCCATATCAATACTAATTGTATCTGACTCGACAATTTGATTTGTCTCATATAATTTTATTAATTCATCATGATTATTTAATCTAGATTTTATTTCATCTAAATCAATTTGAGAATACATAATCGATTCAATGTCAAGTAATTTTTTATTCATTCTTATATGTTCATCTATTATAGTCATAAAATTTTTATTTAATTTACCATAATTTGCCATTACATTATTATATAAATCAAACCCAAATAAATTATAAATAGATGTTGTATCATATCTTAGTGGGGATATATCATTATCCACTTTAAAATCTAAATTAAGATTATAAATATAAGATAACCCATCTTGATCAGAATTTGTTACCAATTTTCGAGTAGTTGTAATCGTTCTATCATCATTTAACCCAAAATCATCATCAGGATTATTCAAAAATTCAATACCATATAAATTTGTGTTTATTATCCCACTACCATCATCAATATCATAATACCATAAAATAGCATTATATTCGAAATCGGATGGCGGAATATCATTTATAACCATAGCATTGAACTCATCAAAATTCTTAATCGTGGAATTTGGTATATTCATTTTTAAATAATGTTTACGATTAAAATCTAATGATAATCCATCTATATTATCAGAATTAAAATCTGTTAATTTTTCAATATAATCATCATCCAATAGATTATCATTATTAGATTTTGATATACCAAAATAATTCCCACTTAATCTAACAGCGTCTCCTGATGAATTTTGATATGTTTTATCCACTGTATCAAAATAACCAAAATAAGAACCTGGATAGTCACTAGGATTGGTTCTGATGGGGGAATTGAGATATTCTGCTCCATTAATTTCTTGATTTATTTCTTCTGATAATATAGGTAATTCCAAACCTGGATAAAAATTAGAATTTTGAACTATATCAAAAAGTATTGTTGGTGATTCTCCAGCATGAGGAGGAATCATTGCAGTAAATTCGGTGTAATTATTTACAGATGTTTGAACTTTGCTAATAGCTTGAACTTCCCCAATGTATCTAATTAATTTATGATAATCTAATTTTATATAAATTGGAAATTCACCGTCATCATAACTTACATCCAGTGTAATAGTGGTAGAAGATAATGTAATTGATATATCATCAATGGTATATGAACACCCAGTATTTATATCTGTTCCTGTATATCCAGTCCCATAAACAAATACATTATCACCTATTTTAAATTTAGATATTTCCGGGATAGTTATTATTGGTACATTGACACCATTTTCCATTACCCCATAATATATATTTATATCTCTTTCTTTCCATAAATATTTTCTAAAATAATCTCTATTTGTAAATGATGAAGCATTTGGATTTTGAAAATCGATTAAATTTTTATCCCAATCAATTTTGTGTATGGCTGGTTCTAAATCTAATATATTCATTTTTTTACACCACTTCCAAAATATCATTTCAGTTGGTGTTTTATTTTCAACTGGATTATAAAAATCTTTTTTAGTTGTTATTTTACTTTCTCGATAGACTGTATCACAATTAGCAACATAATTTCTTAATCCTTCAATTAACGATTCAGAATAGTCATCAGTTGATCTAGGACCATCTGGATCCCAACTAAATAGATTCGAACCATCATATGATGAACTTGATTTAATAAAATCTAATTTCCCTGGATCTGAAGTTGTTCCTGTTATACTCTGTGGTATATTTAATAATACAAATTTAGAAGGTGATATTTTTATATTATCTTGGAAATTTGCAAGACTAAAATCTTTTGTACTATTTGGAAACGCATAAAAGGACGTTCCTTTATTTTTCATGTTTTTATATAATGGTGTAGCCATTTTTTTATTTAGATTTTCTTTTATATATAAAAAATGGCTAATTAAAATAAAAAAACAGGAAAAAATTAATTTTCCTGTTTTTATTGGTAAATAGGATTGCATCCTAAAATATTTATAAATTTTTTAGTTGATTTTAAACAACATATACGCAACAGCTTTTATCATGGTGATGGTTCATTTCGATATGGACGTAGTGCTCCACTCATTTCCTCGAAGCTACGTTTATTCGCGGATGTAGTCACACCATAATATTCTTTACCAATAGATTCTTTATAATGTTGTTTCTTTTTTTGATCTTGATTTTGATTTTGTATACGTTTTTCTAATCTGATATTGACTTCGTTTTCAATAAATGTATCCCATTCTGATACCTCATGACTTATATTACCCATATGAACATTCAAATCGAAATATGATTTCATAGGTGGTCGACGACCACGAGTTACTCTACCCAACCCTGGTACTGCTACTTCCTCTGCTAAATCAGGTTGACCTACTCTTGGGATATTATTATTATTATTTTCTTGTTTCCATTTTTTTGTATTTTTACGTATATCAATTATTTTATTATCAATAATATGATTTATTAATATTTTAGTATATTTAGCTAACTGTTCAAAAGATGCTGATATATTATCGTTTTTTAAATATAAATTTAATATAGAATCATACTTTTTAGATATCATATATTTCAACATTCTATCTTTATATTCTGTTTTAGAATATACAGATTTTATTTTTTTATCATATTCATTTTTATAAATAATTAATTTATCAATTAAACTTTTGTTTAATCCGTTATTTCTACCAGTTTTAATTAAATATCTAAATAAAAATGGTATTCTTTTATTTAATGGTAAATTAAAATATGTTGTTTCTTGAGTCTGAGTAAAGGGATAAAATGATATAAGTTTAGAATAAGACCTTTTTAAATACACTGGAATTTTTAATTTCCCCATAGTGGAAATATTATGATTCACAATAATATGATAAATTTCCCATGTTGTATTATTCTGTGTTTTTCTAAATTTCATTTTGTTTTTTTTTATTAATTCAAATATATAAAATTAAAAAATAGAAACCAAATTATTATTTCAATGTTTATTTTAATTTTATATATCAAATATAATTAAGAAAATAAAAGAACGTGGTTTTTTTTTGGAAAAAATCGACTTTTTAATATTTATATATAATGTAAATATAATGTAAATATGAAAAAAGAAAAAAAAATATTATTCAATTTTAGAATACATAAAGAATTATATGACTATTTATTAAAGAAATCCGAAAATAATTATACAACCATGACTCAATATCTTATCGATATAATAAAAAACGATAAAATAAAAAATGGATAATATATTTTATGTATATATTTATTTAGATCCAAGAAAACCTGGTAATTATATTTTTGGTGACTTAAAATTTAATTATGAACCATTTTATGTTGGAAAAGGTAAAAATGATAGAATTAATTGTAGTGATATTAATGTTAAAAGCAATGAATATAAAAGGAATAAAATAAATAAAATTAAAAAATCAGGTTTAAATATAATAAAACATAAAATAATTGAAAATTTAACAGAAAACGAATCATATAAACACGAAATGAACTTAATAAAAACAATCGGCAGAAAAAAGAATAATGGTCCACTAACTAATATACACAAAGGAGGTTCTGGTGGTGATAAAATATCACACCACCCAAATAAAACTGAAATAATTAAAATATGGAAAATTAGTAGACAAAAAACCATTGATTATAATAAAAAATATGGAATCAAATTAATAAGAACAAAGGAACACATAAAAAAAATAATTGAAACCAAACAAAAAAATAAAAAATTAGGATATGTTTTTAATAGAAAATTAACAGATAAAGAAAAAAAATATTTAAGTAATTTTCATAAAGGTAAAAAATTATCAGACGAAACAAAAAATAAAATTAAAATTAAAAATATTGGAAAAATAAGAACTGAAGAATCCAAAATAAAACAATCTATTAGTTGTAAAAACACATTATCTAAAATAAAACACAAATTAAGTAAAAGAAGTAAAGGAATAAATAATTCAAATATTAAATTATACACAATTGAATTAAAATCAACAAAAGAAAAAATTGAATTGATTGGTAGAGAAAAATTACTAATATTTATTAACGATCATAATAATTCTAATTATAAAGATTATAACTATTTATTAATACAATTGAAAAAAAATAAAATACCAAATTTTTCATTCATATCATCATATAATTTAAATCATAAAAATTTTTAAATGATTGAATTTCGTCATATTTTTATGCGGTTATAGACACAAATCCTGGGAATAAAGCTAAATCTGATATTTCTTTTATATCTATTGTTTCAACAATTTCATCACTTTTTAGAAAACCTAGTTCATAAACTTGTGGTCTTAATCTATCTTCAAATGCTTTATATTTTCCAACAAATACTTTATATTCATCTTTAAAATGTTCATTTAGAATTTTCTTGATTTGATACCAACCCGCATCCCATGCGTGTAAATGATATTCTGGATTTGATTGGTGCATAATTTTTCTCCATTCAAAAGATTTTCTGATAAGTTCTTTAGACATTTCTAAAAGTTCTTTAGCATCTGGACTTAAAGTTATAGATTTTAATAAATCATAAACATATCTATTTTTAGATGTTCTAGCATCTTTATATAATTCGTCAAATTTATATTTTTCTCCAAGTTCTAATATTTCATCTTTATCCATCCAAAAGAATTCATTATTAATATCCCAAAGTTTATCTTTGTATTCAATTTGTCTCATTGAACTTTGATTTGAACTTGTGTTGAACAATGAATAAACAATAGCATCATTATTAAATTGTTTATATTGTGATGTTTGTTGAATTTCTTTAATTGGTGCCATATATTCATCTTTATCGTTTATCCAATTTGAAAATTTTCCACTAATTAATTTTCTTGATGAAAATAAAGAAACACACTCTAAAAAATTATCATCTGATATAGAAATTGCCCCCGATCCATTATCACTAAAACCCGCAGACAATAGTATTGCTAATTTATCATTATACATAATATTGTTTCCCTTATTGACAAAACTACCAATACAATTTTCATACAAATTTTGACCTTTTTGTTTAACTTTTAACCCTGATGATAATTTAGGTGAATCTATTTTATCACCTTTTGGTGTTGGGACCCACTTTGTTGCACTTGTAATATTATCAATATTGTAAATATTTTTTTCTCTAATAATTTTAACTTCAATGTCTACAACATCTTTCACTTTGTGTATAAAATTGAATTTATCCTTTGTCACACCACGTTTCCAAATAGAAAAATCAACACCCCACTGAGAACTAACACCATCGAAATGTGATGCGTTAAATAACATACCATTAATATATTCAAAATTATTTAAAAATATTTTTCTAAACTTTTTAAAAGAACTCCCACTCAAATAAAGTGATTTAGCAAAAAATGAAATATTTATATTCGCATTATATTTTTCATTTATTTTCAAAATTTTATATAAAAATTGAGTATATAATTGTGAAGATGCCCCATCTAAATTTTTCATATGTTTACCAATTTCAGTATTTGCGATTCCTGTCCTACTTGATTCTTTTCCATTTATTCCACTACTTGCTCTACCATAAGGAGAATTCATCAAAGTAATAATTTTTTTACCTTCTAAAATTGCATCTTTCAATCCTTGAGGTAATTTAGAATCATTTTCAATATCAATTTCCCCATTATCATTAATACCATCATTTAAAAAATCATACTGAAATTTAGTTGCCTCTGGATTATACCCTGATTGTTCCATTGTTTCAATATCACTTTTCAAAAGTGTAGAACAATATAATTCTTTAAATTTATAATCACGGGTTAAATTACCTGTTCCACATGAATTGTCCCATACAACATATTCGTCCTTCCAATTTTCATCAAATGTTTCAGTTACCATTTTGTGTGCTTCATCAACCCAAATTGTGGGAGTAAAAAATTCACCACTTTTTCTTCTTGTTTCATCTTCAATAAGTCTATCTTGGGTAGCAGTTATAATTTCTTTTTCTTTTGGTGATAATTCAGTATTAAAATGGTTAATATATGATTTATAATTTGAACCATTTATTTTAATTTCACCAAATCCTTTAGTTATTAAAATATTTATTTTTTTAGGGTGTTGATAATTATTAACTCTATCAATTAGTGTATGAATAAAAAGATTTACTGAATCATTAACGGATATATTTTTTTCGGTTAATACTTTTTTCATAAATGTATTATATGCTAAACCAATACTATGAATAGATATTCTAAATTTAATTTTACTATTTTTGGATACATTATTAATTCTTCTTAAAATTTCCATTGGTTTGAAATTTTTATCTATATCACCAACATATATCATATTATTAAGTTCATCATTCTGGATAATTTCCATTAATAATTCATTATTTTGATAACCTGATTTACTTGGTGCGATATTCCAATTTAAATCATAATCTAAATATTTAATAATTAAATCTGTATTAATAATAAAATATTCATTTATATCGGCAATAAATAAAGTGGTCGGTAAAGAAAATTTGCCGTCCAATTCAAATTTCTTCATATAATATAAACATTGAATTATGATTCTTGATCTATCAGTTTTATTAGTTAAATCTTCATCATTCTTAAATTCAAATAAACAATTAATATTTAATTTTTCAAATTGTTTGCCATATTTTAATTTCCCATTATATTTTAAGAAACCATCTGTATTACATGGTGAAGTAATTCTCCCAATTTTATCATTTTTAGTTGTTTTCGCATATCTATCTAAAACTGAATTAAAATACCCACGATAGTTATTTTCAACATCTTTTTCATTTCTTGATGTTTTTAATGTGTCTATAAAATTTCCCATATGTTATATATTAATATTATTAATCTTATTAAATTGTTTACAAAGATACAAATATTTCTTCAATTAACGGGATTATTTAAAATATATTTTGACTATTATATATTATGTATCAAGAGGTTTTTCATATTTAAATCCATATTCAGGTAAATATTCTTCAGTCAATTCACTTTCAAACAAGATTGCTTCAATTGTATCAGAAATTCCATTAAATGAATATATCTGATGGGTTTCGGGGGTAGTAAAAATATCTCTTAGGTCTTCATTGTTATTCATAAACTCTGATAACCTATTTGCAGATACCTCAGTAGAAATATATGAATCTTCATTTACAAGTAAACAAATGAATTTTGTATCAATTTCATCAATTGCAATAAAAATCAATGGTATATCATAATATGATATAATTTGTAATACATGAAGTTGTTTTGTCATTGTAGTTTAATTTATAACCCCAAAGTTAAAAGAATTATACTTCTCCACCAAAATAAATTTGGTAAAAAAGAAATATTACATTATTTTAATTACTCATAAAGATATATTATTTGTAAAATAAAAATAAAAAAAGTTATGACAAAATATCAAATACCGATTTTAAGTAATTATTTTGGTGATAAATTTGGAGGTTCATTTAATCAAATAGTTAAAAATTTCTTTGGAAAGAAATGCAAAAAAAGTTTGCACAAAATTCACAGAGTTCTGGATTGATTAATGTATCAGAATCGGATAAAAATTATAATTTAGAAGTTGTATTACCAGGGTAATCACCAATCCCCATTAGCATGGTGACAAACAAGATACTGTGGCATTTTTTTTAATTTTTTAAATGATTTTGTTGTTGAATTTAATTTAAAAACGAATAAAAAATCGTGTCCATAACCTGTAGACCATAGTAAATTATTTCCGTTTTCAATATTTTTTGGGTTTTTGTGACTAATAGCTGATGTTCCAATACTCCCAAATCTAGTTTCAACTTTTCGAATATGAAATTTATTAAATTCTTTATTCAAAACCATATAATCATCATAATACACCCAATCATTTTTTTCAATATCGAATTGATCAAAAATTGTTTCAAGGTGTTTTTTCCCTAAAGCATCATCACTATCTAAGTAAGTTATAATATCCCCATCAGCAACTTCAAATGCAACATTTCTCATGGAACCAGAATATAATGGTTGTTTATTTAATTTTATTAATTTAATATTGTCATGTTGAGAAAAATTTTCTTCCCATATTTTAATAGTTAATTCACACCCATCGGATACAATTATCAATTCTTTATTATCATATGTTTGATTCAAAAAACTTTTAACTGCTCTCTTAAATTTAATATCCCTATGGGATGCTCCTCCATAATTTCCTAAATAACTCGCCATGATTACAGAAAATTTAATATTATTTGACATATATATTTTATTGTTTTTCTTTATATAAATTAAATCATCAATTGTTTTATTTTCAGAGAAAATCTATTATAATTAAACTGCAACTTCCATTTTTACATGAGAATGATGCTGGTAATTTTCAATTACAATATCTTCATATCTAAAATCATAAATATTTTTAATATTTTGATTTAATTTTATCATAGGTAATGGATAACCATCTCTTGTTATGATTGTTTTTAATTGATCAATATGATTATTATAAATATGTGCATCTCCAATATCCACTATTAATTCATATGGAATCATATCAACCACCTGAGCAAACATATGAAGTAAAATAGCATATTGTGCTACATTGTAGGGATTTCCAATTCCTGAATCGCTTGATCTTAAATGGAGTTTCAATGATAATTTCCTTTTTCCACTATCTGTTAATTGGGTATATAATTGAAAACTGTAGTGACATGGTGGAAGTAATATATCATCTATTTCATCAGATTTCCAAGAATCTAAAATCATTCTTCTTGAATCTGGATTATTCTTTAATTCATCTATTAAATAATCAATTTGGTTTATTCCTGGAAAGAAAGATATTTTTCCATTTTTATCGTGTTCTATTTTACGGCCATAATTTATCCATTGATGACCATATCCCTTTCCAATAGATCCAAATTCTTTAGCAAAATCCTTATCATATAAAATCTTAGATTCAAATTGTTTTAACGTAAGATTTGGTAATTCTGGTCTATATTTCATAGATTTAACATAATGTTGATAAGGCCAATAGCTCCAATATGTCACTCTATTTTTTAATAAATAAAATATATTAGTATTTCCATATTCATCATATTCTTCATCAAATGATCCTAAAAACCATAATAATTCATGTATAAAAGATCTTATATGAATTTTTCTCAAAGTTAAAAGAGGAAACCCATCACTCATATTATATCTTAATTGGTGACCAAAAATTGATTTAGTTCCAACCCCTGTTCTATCTTTCTTTTTATTTCCTTCTGATAAAATTTTTTCAATTAATTCTATATGTTGTTTATCTACATTATTCATAATATTTATTTTATTTTATTAATTTTTGAAGCCTTTTTACTTCTTCTTTATTCCAAAGTTTTGTCCTTTCGTCATTTAAATAAGTCAAATTCTTGATAAGTTCTTCTCTATTCTTAGAATATCTTTGATTCTGTGTCTTTTTCAGTTCGGAAATTATCTCTTGTATCAATTCTTTATTTATTAGTATTTTCATCATTTATTTATTTTAAATAAAATTAAATTTTTCTTTAATTTTATCAACATAGTCAAGTTTTTCCCAAGCAAAAAAGTCAACCATCTTTGAATAAACTTTATGTCCATTACGTTCTTCTTTAAATTTAGTATTATTATCTTCATGATAAATTTCAATTTCTTTAGTATAAAATTCTCTACCAAAATGACCATAAGAAGCTGTTTTTAGAAAAATAGGATTTTTCAATCCAAATCGTTCAATAATTGCATAAGGTCGCATATCAAAAATTTTATTAACTTCATTAGATATTTCTTCATCAGTTAATATTTCACCATCATTATTTATAACTTTTGTAGTATTAAAAGTATTAATATACAATCCAACTGGTTTTGCAATTCCAATTGCATAAGATACTTGAATTAATACCTCATCAGCAACACCAGCAGCAACAAGATTTTTAGCAATATGTCTAGTGGCGTAAGCTGCTGATCTATCAACTTTTGATGAATCTTTTCCAGAAAAAGCGCCTCCACCATGTGATCCCTTGCCCCCATAAGTATCAACAATTATTTTTCTTCCTGTTAACCCTGTATCACCGTGTGGACCACCTATAACGAATTTCCCTGTTGGATTAACAAATAAATTAAAATCATTTTGAAAAAGTTTTTTAATTTTTTTTGGAAATGTATTAATAATTTTAGGAATCAATATATTACGAACATCTCTTTTAATTTTCTCAACCATTTTGATTTCTTCATCAAATTCATCGTGTTGTGTTGATATAACAATTGTATCAATTCTCTTAGGTTTTCCATTATCATCATATTCAATAGTAACTTGTGATTTGGAATCAGGTCTAAGATATGTCATTTCTTTTTCATCGTGTCTTATATCAGATAACCCCTGTAATAAAATATGAGCCAATTCAATAGGAAAAGGCATGAAATTATCCATTTCATTAATAGCATAACCAAACATCATTCCTTGGTCACCTGCTCCTTGAGATTCTTTTTTTTCTCTTACAACTCCTTGATTAATATCATTTGATTGTTCGTGTATTGTTGTTATTACCCCACATGAATTACAATCAAAACAATAATCAGCATTAGTATATCCTATTTTTTTAATAACGTCTCTAACAATTTTTTGGACATCAATATATCCATTTGTTTTTACCTCACCACTACAAACCACAAGTCCGGTAGTAACAAGTGTTTCACAAGCTACTTTGGATTCTTGATCCCATTTTAAAAATTCATCCAATAACGCATCAGAAATTTGATCACATATTTTATCTGGATGTCCCTCAGAAACCGATTCTGATGTAAATAAATATCCCATTTTTATTTTTTTTTTATTTATATATCATAAGGCATATTCACCTTTTTCTTTTTAAATACCCAGAAATAACTATGATATTTTCTGGCGTGTTGTTGTTTTTTCATTTTACCTATTATTCGATTTTTAGCCAATAAAACAAAAAAATCTTTTGGGTAAAATCCGTATTCAAGTGCTTTATTCATAACATAATTATGAGAAAAATAATTTTTTCCACCACTAACTGTATCTTGACATTTAAAAATTAAAATCCCATCTGGTTTTAATATTCTATAAAACTCTTTTAGTGATTTAGAATAATATTCCCACAAAAGTGGTATAGTTTCATAACTAGAAAATCTACTAGAAATTATGTTACTACCTTTCTTTTTTTTCTTTAAAGATGGACCTTTACTAACAACAAATGGTGGATCAAATATAATACTATCTAATGATTCATCACCTAATGGTAAATTTTCAGAATTTGCCTTTTTTACATCTTCTGATTGGGGGTATAAATCAAATTTATACATCGGTGATTTAATTATATTTTTTTTATAAAACCCACCTTTTGAATATGTTGGATCACAATCAATAACATTTTTATCAATATGTAAATCAATGATATTATTAATTATTTCGAATTGATCATAATTTATGCTTTTAATCATATTTTTATTTATTTTCACATTTAAGATTATTTTATTCCTCAATAACATTATCTAGTTTTTTATTATTATAACATTGGAATAATCCTAACCAACTATTAATTCATATTTTTATTTTTTTACAATTTTTCCGTTTATATTAACAATACCTTCGTTTTTAATTTTATTAATTAAATTTTTTGCTCTATCGTATGTATCAAATACATATGCTTCAGTTGATAAATTCCCAAATAATGTTAATTGAATGGTTTTAGTAAATTTTAAATACTTCCAAAATATAAAATATTTTCTCTTTTTTACACAATAAAAATCTTTATTTAAACCATTTTGATATTTTATTATTTTATAATTTTTCATTTTTATTTTCTTTTGATTTTATAATATTTGTAATACTCTTTTCAATATCACGCGAATAACCAGAATTTTCATATTCTTGGTTTTTAACAAAAAATTGTTTTATGGTTTTCATTTTACATAAAAAAATTTTAAGTTCGTTTTTTATCATATCCATATTCAATCCATGTTCTCTATGATATGGAATTTCCCATTGTCCATTAATGCAATATTGATCTAATTTAGAATCATATGTATTTTTTTTAATATCATCTTTTATTATACCAAAACTTTTATTGTGTAATGAACCTTTACCTGTAATTTTTATTTCTTCTTTCATTTTATATTTCTATTTGTATTATAATATAATATTAATTTGAATAAGTTTCATAATAAAAAATTAATATATATATAAAAAATAAATTAACAATGATTATAAAATACAACAATTTCAAAAAAGTTATATTAGAATCTAATGACTTGAATTTTAAAAATAATTTAATTAATATAAATTATTCAAAGGAATTAACTAAAGAAGAATTTATAAATATTAAAAATAAATATTGTAAAATTTATAATGATAATAATGTTATTTTTTATAGAGGTGATAAAAGTCTAAACAAAAAATACTATTTAATTAAAAGCAAAAAAACTAAAAATCAAATGGTATTTGATTTTAATCACATAACAACTAGGTTTATATCATCTAAATTATGGGATAATAAAAACTACCCATTAAAGAAAAACTCATTAAATATGACCCATGATAAAAATTTAGCAAATTTTTTTGGTAATGGAAATATATTTACTATCATCCCATTTGATGATGCTAAAATCATTTGTTTACCACGTTTATTTGGTAATTACCAAACAGAAAAATTTAAAAAAGAATTTAATTATTATTTTAGAGACCCATCAGACCTTGCCTCATTTTTATCAGAATTAGTAGGAGGTGTAACATTAAATACAGTCGATAATAAAATAAAAAAATTAGAAAAAATATTTAATAACACAAAACCCAAAGAGTTAAGTGAATTAAGTATTAACAGACGGGGGGTTCGTAGGCGTCCTACTGATGACGAATTGTTTCATAAAATAATTAATGGTATGAAAAATCATAACATGAACTTTTTAACATATATGGAACATATATTTGCACCTGAAAATTATATTATTAAAGATTATAAAAATTTAACAAATAGTTTCTTAAAGAACTATACAGCTGAATATACAGATTCCAACGTATTGATGATTAATACTAATTTAATAAATGAACATATTACCAGCTCATATATACAAGAAAATATTACCAGTGCAAGATGGGGAAATATTGGTGCTGGTGTATTACCATATTGTGAAAAAACTAAACGGTTTTTAATTGCACATAGATCTAATTATGTTATGGAGCCTAATACATGGGGGGTGTGGGGTGGTAAAGTTGATAATGATGATATGAATAATATAAAAAAAACAACTTTAAGGGAATTTAAAGAAGAAACAGGGTACAATAATTATATAAAATTAATATCATCATTTATATATAAAGAAATTGGATTTATATATTATAATTTCGTTGGATTAATAGAAAATGAATTTAATCCAACATTAAATTGGGAAACCCAAAATTATAAATGGGTAAATTTAGATGAATTAATGAAAATTGAACCAAAACATTTTGGATTAAAATTATTACTTGATAAACTTACCATAAACGTTTCATAGATTATGCCTTTAATTTAAAAATCAAGGGTCTTATTTGATCTCCACGTTCGTAATCAGTCGTTCATATAAATCTATTCTTTTTTTATTAACAACATCCATTGAGTATTTACTAACCTTTTCATGTAAACATTCTCCCATGTCTTTTACTGCATTTGGATTATCAACAAACCATTTCATTTTCTCATACCACATCCCTGGTTTGTTTTCATCAATTAAAAAACCATCTTTTCCATCCTCAATATCAATTGTATAAGGACCATAGTTACTAGCTATAATTGGGCATTTATAAAATCCAGCTTCTATTACTTTTAATTGGCTTTTATAATAATTAAATAACATATTATTTTTCAATGGGGATAATACGACATCAGCTTCATGATACATTGTTCCGTATGTCAATATTGGTTTTGTCCATCTTCTTTGAAAAAACTCATTTTTAAATTCTTCTGATATTCCATAATTTTCATCACTGTGTTGGTTAAGAAAATTTCGATGATTGTGATTTGTTATCCATTTTCCCTTATTAGTAAATATGTGTTCGAAAAACGTCCATTGATTTGATTTAGGATCACATTTCATAATCCCCTTTGGGGTTCTCATTCTAAGATCAAACCCACATAAATACAATTGGGATTTACTCATAAAATTTTTATCAAATGATTCAAATGATGTTTTCAATAATCTTAAATCAGGCATATGGGATATACCCCCACCCCATAAAAATCTAATTTTATCAGACGGAATTTTATTTTTATAATTCCATTGATATTCTGTTGGACTCAATGAATTTTCTAACACATGTACATTTGGATTTACTTCTTTTATCCTTTCGGCAAATAATGGTGTTGTTGTTGTAACATAATCTGATGCTCTTAAAATACTTTCAGTTTGTTTTACCGCATTTGATTTTTTCCAAGCAGCATAATTAATGTGTGTTGGACTCAATATCCAATAGTCATCGATATCATAAACAATCTTAATGTGGTATTTTTTTAATAAATATAAAAAAGCATTAGCTTTTTCTTGTTCCTTAAAAACTAAATTTTTATTATAAAAAATTATATTAAATCTACTTAAATATGATTCATCGGTTAAATTCATAGTACCATCGTTTAATAATCTTAATTCTATATTTATTCCATCATCATTAACCATATGACTATGAGGGTTTAATATACGATAATATCCCACCCCGTCATTATCTGAACTTATTGCTAAAACCTTTATTTTTTTCATTAAAGAATATTATTTTTTTCTAAATATTGTATAATTAATTTTTCAATAAGTTTTGGTTTATTTATAGTGTTATTGATAATGTATTTTTCAAAAACATTATTCAAATCTTCATTCAATGTAAAATAATGTTTCTTTTTTGGTCTTTTTTCCATTTTATCCATTTTTGACTTTTTTTATTTTATATATAAACAAAAACAAGTTCTAAATATGATTTTAGATAAAACCATTAAATTAAATATAAAAACCAATAAAGATTTAAATTATTTAAAAAAAGTAAAATTTAATGGAGATTTTAAAGTGGGTGAAACTATTGATTTACCCTTAAATTATTTATCTAAAGGTTCACATAAAATAATAAATGTTAAATGTGATAATTGTGGTGAAATTAAAAAAATTCAATATAATACATATATAAGAATTTCTATTAATGATAAATATTATTGTAATAATAAAGAATGTATAAACAAAAAAAGGAAATTATCGATTCAAAAAAAACATGGAGTATCTAATGTTTTTCAGTTGGATGATATTAAAGAAAAATCAAAAAAATCACTTATTAGTAAATATGGATATGATAATGCCCAAAAAGTTCCAGATATAAAGAGAAAGACTATGGAAACATGTTATATTAAATATGGTCATTATAATCCGTTTCAATCAGAAAAAATAAAGAAAAAAATTAGAAATACTAATATGAAGAGATATGGGGTTGAATATCCACAACAATCATCAATGATTAGGGATAAATACTCATCATTACATATTTCATCAAAAGTAGAAACTGAACTATATTGTTTTATAAAAAATAATTTAAAATATCCCATATTAAAAAATGTTAAAAATATTATAAGTGGATATGAATTAGATACATATGTACCATATTTAAATCTTGCCTTTGAATTTAATGGATTATATTGGCACAATGAAATAAGTAAAAATAAGAATTATCATTTAAATAAAACAGAATTATGTGAAGAACAAGAAATTCAATTAATTCATATATATGAAGACGATTGGGAATTTAAAAAAAATATTATTAAATCAATGATTCTAAATAAAATAGGAAAAACACCCAATAAAATTTTTGCAAGGAAAACAAAAGTAAAAGAAATAATTGATAATAAAATAATTAGAGATTTTCTTATTAATAATCACCGACAGGGATTTGTTGGTTCATCTATTAAATTAGGTTTATTTTATAATGAAAATTTAGTTAGTTTGATGACATTTGGTAAAAGAAGGGTTGTAATGGGTAAAAAAAAATCAAATAATGAAGAATATGAACTTTTAAGATTTTGTAATAAATTAAACACAAATATTGTTGGTGGTGCAAATAAATTATTTAAACATTTCATTAAAAATCATAACCCAAAAGAAATAACAACATATGCAGATCGTTCATGGGGTAATGGAAACTTATATAAACAATTGGGATTCAAATATCACGGAAAAACTCAACCAAATTATTACTATATTATTAATAGAAAAAGAAAATATAGATTTGGATTTAGAAAAGATAAATTAGTAAAAGAAGGGTTTGATATAAATAAATCAGAAAGACAAATAATGTTAGATAGAAAAATTTATAGAATATACGATTCTGGTAATTTAAAATTCATTTATTAAAAATTTAAGAAAGGGAAAATTTTAAAACTTATTAAAAATATTAAATTAATTTTTTAATATATAGAAATAATAAAAATGATAAGAAAATGATATTAAATGATTTTAATAATTTTTTAAATGAAAATAGTAAATCCGAATATAAATTATATATTGAAACAGGTGGATCAGAAGAAATGTGGAACATAACAATGGATATCAGAGATATATGGAAAGAGTATCATAATAAGAAAATTGATTTGATTAATTTTATAAATAAATATAAATTAAGAATAAATGAATATAAAAATATTTTAATTGAAAAAAAAGGTATTAATATATGGAATGATTTAGCTAATATATTAAATGATTTTAAAATATATGATAATCAAAACAGTCATATCGAATTTGACAAGATATATGATTGGGGAGATAAAAATAACATAGAAATAAAAACATGAAAAGAATAAAATTATACGAAGAATTTAATTCTGAAGATATTGACGGTGTAAAAGAAATTTCAGGAGAAACAGAAAACCAATATACAATTAAAAAAATTAAAAAAATATTAAAAAGAAATAGTGAAAAATTAAATAAAAATTTTCATGTGGAACAAAATAAATATGTTATACCCCGAAAATTTTCATATATATGGGGAGAATATAATAATGGATTAGTGACTGGTTTATTTGTAAATTTCTATCAACTTGATAATGATGACGATAATTGTTTTATGAATATTGTAGATAATAGAGAAAATTCATTGAAAATGATAAAACATAAATACTTTAAAATGGCTATGTTTCCATCTTCAATTAATTCTAATTTAAAATTGAAATTTTATAATATTGAAAATGCTTTAAAATTTTTAAATGATTGTAATATACAAATAAAACAAAATTTACACGAAGAATTTAATCAAGATAATATAGAAAACCCATATATTGATCCAGCGGTTGGTGATACCGTTTATATAAATTATAAAATACCAGGAGGTAATAAAGATCATGTTCCTACTCCGGTTAAGATTATAAGTTTAAAAGGTACTGGAAAACAACGAGCATTTATTGCTTCTCATAATGTAGAATTAAGCGCATTTAAAAATGCTCCTAATCTGGCTATTAATAAATCAGATATAATTGGTCCACATAAAGGAGTTAGTACACCAACAGGATCTGGTTTTATTTCCAGTAAACCATCTATAAATACAGGAGTTAATCAAATTTCTAATGACATGGCTCTATAATTATTTTTCTCATTAAATCAAATAATTAAATAAAATAAATTTTAAAAATTACTTTAAATAAATTATATTTGACCAAAATATAAAAATATGAATGAAGATTTAATAAATCCAATTTTAGATAAAATTTTAAAAACCGGAATGGATTCGTTAACAGAAAGTGATAGATATATTCTTGAATTTAAAAAATTACCATACTATTATAAAAAGAAATTAAATGATATTGAAGAACTCATAGATGGTGATAACATATCATTCTTTTATAAAAATGTATTTTTATTGAATAATGGTAATTATGATTCTGATATTGCAAACGAAATATCAAAAACAATAAGTGAGGTATTTTATATAATTGAAATAGAAGGAACACTAATTATAAATAAAAAAGAATATAATGGTATTTTTTGTATAACAATAGATAAAACAGAATTTGATTTTTTAGATAATGATGATTTGAAAAATTATATAACAAATGATATAATTAATAATTCTACTCAATGGGATAGTGATATATTTGAAAATAATAAAGAATTAAAAAAATATAAATCCCAAACAAATAATATCCTAATTAAAATAATTAAAAAATACCATCGATTGGTTCTATCAAACAAAATTATATAAAACCTTTTCTTTTTTTTTTAATAAAATAAATTAAGAAAAAATAAAATTTTATGATAAAATTTAACATTGAGTTTATAGATGGACCAACTGTGTCAATAAATGATGATGATATTAATGATAATGTATATGATATTATATTCAGTGATAATGACACCAATGAAGTAATATACCATACAAAAATAAAAAATAAACAATGGTCAAAAGCAATTCAAAAATTTTACAAAAATTGGAATATTAAAATCATTAATAACGATAAAATCCTTGTTGATTATAATATTAATTTAAAAAATAAAAAAATTTTAATTGAATTTCAAACTAAATCCATTGGTGATACATTGGCATGGATACCATATGTTGAAGAATTCAGATCAAAACATGATTGTGATATATATTGTATTACACATATGAATGAATTAGTAGAAAGTGAATACAAAAATATAAAATTTATAAAATATACTAACATCCCAGAAGAAATATTTGCAAAATATAGACTTGGGTGGTATGATTTACAATATCATATGAACCCACGGGATTATAAAAAAATCCCATTACAACAAACAGCAACTGATATTTTAGGATTAGAATATAAAGAAATAATACCAAAAATAAAACAGCCTTTAATAAATAAGAAAGATACATCATATAAATATGTATGTATTGCTGAATTTTCTACAGCCAATGCTAAACATTGGCATTATCCCCACATTGATAGTAACAATGGATGGCAAAAACTTGTTGATTGGTTAAATCATATCGGGTATAAAGTAATGGTTATTAGTAAACAACACACATTATTAAAAAACGTCATTGATAGAACAGGTGATTTTCCATTAGAATTTCGTATTTATGAAATTCTAAATTGTGAATTTTTTATAGGGGTGGGTTCTGGATTATCGTGGTTAGCATGGGCACTAAATAAAAAAGTTGTAATGATCAGTGGTTTTAGTGATCCTATATGTGAGTTTAAAAAAAATAATATAAGAATCATCAATAAAAATGTATGCAATGGTTGTTTTAATAAATACACTTTTGAAAAGGGGGATTGGAATTGGTGTCCAAAACATAAAAATACCCCAAGACAATTTGAATGCACAAGAAGTATCTCCCCAAAAATGGTATCTGATATAATTATTCATAATAAATTAGTACCCGATAATAAAAATGATTTTGATTTTAATGATAAAATAGAAAATATTAATATAAATGAAAATGACATTGAATTAGAATACATTAATAATAAATTAAACATTCATTATAAAAATTCTAAAACAGTCAACAATATTAATATAGATATTAAGGACGAATACCATAACACATTAAGAACTTTTAGAAATATAAAACTTAATAACAAATATGTAATTTGGTCATTATTCGATAATCATATTAAAAATAATGTTTTTATTGTTAACATATTCAATAATAAAACTAATTTAATAGAATTGAGTTGCTTAAAAAGAAATAACAAAAAATAAGAATATTTTTTGTTTTTCATAAATTATGGAGTATATTTGTTATAATGTTCTTTGAGTAACTTGAATAAAAAAGAAGTAAATCGAACCTGATAAAAGGGAGTAAATAATGAAACCGTAAGAAGTAAATCGAAACTGATAAAGGAAATTAACCGTAAGAAGTAAATCGAAACTAATGAAAGGAAGTAAATAATGAAACCGTAAGAAGTAGATTGAATAAAAGAAGTAAATCGAAACTGATGAAAGGGAGTAAATAATGAAACCGTAAGAAGTAAATCGAAACTGATAAAGGAAATTAACCGTAAAAAGTAAATTGAAACTGATAAAGGAAGTAAATAATGAAACCGTAAGAAGTAAATTGAAGTTGATAAAAGTACCCAAGAAATAAATAAAATATTCAGGATCAGTTACATATTGGTTCTGAATATTTTATTTATTATTTTTATATATACCATGTCAGGGATCCGGACTTCTTTTTGATTATAAAAATGAAAGTTATAAATATACTCATATAAATACTATATATGTTGAAGATCATTTTTTATTAATGAAATTATATGGTATAATTAAATATAAAAATTATTTAGACACAAAAACAGGAAAACACACCTTTGTTAATAACTTAATAAAATGGACAAAACAAAATGTCATAACATGGTATAAGGAAGATCCGATTGGTATCCCATCCGGGAGTTTTATTTGTTATGATGTAAAAAATCAATTTAATTCAGATATCTTTATAAAGGTTACCAAAAAAACCATATTTTTTCATCTATATAAAGATAACCATCTAAATTATTTAATAAATCATATTATGGATTCATCTGTTTATAATTTATTAAATACATATTTATCAATGAACTCCGATGTTATAAAACTCATCTGAATCAGTTCGGCAATTAATCTCTGATAATTGAATCATTTTCGGTATGTATCTTTATATCTTTCGTTCCTGCACGACAATATAAATTTTTTAATCTAATATTCTTAGTTACATCTAATTCCTTTAATTGATTATTATGACAATATAAATTAATTAAATTAATATTCTTAGTTACATCTAATTCGGTTAATTGATTATAATTACAATATAAAAACACCAAATTAATATTTTTAGTTAAATCTAATTTAGTTAATTCATTATGATGGCAATATAAATATTCTAAATTTATATTATTACTTAAATTCAATTCAGTTAATTGATTATTAGCACAAGAGAAATTCTTTAATTTAATATTTTTACTTACATCTAAGTCAGTTAATTGGTCATATGAACAATATAATGTTTCTAAATTAATTAATTTCTCTACTCCAATTAAATCCTTACCCGCATAATTAATTTTAGTTATATCTTTCCATTTACTTTCATCTGGATATTTATTTTTTAACCATCTCATAAAATTTGATTCGGTTTTTATATTCATGTTTTGTAATTTTTTAAATAAATCACCCCTATCAATAGTTTGTATCGTAGCATTATTTAATAAAATATGTAATCGTGATGATTCTCTTAATTTCAAATAAATTTTCTTATTATTTTTCTCTTCAAATATTGTTGAATAAGTTATAATATTATCAGTTACGTGTTTAACCCATTCACAATTTATTAAAATATGATCTAAAAAAAAACTCTTATCCGATTTTGTTAAACTAGAGAATTTAACACTAACAAATAAATCATATATAATATCTAAATCTTGATAATAATATGTGGATATCGGTTTAGTTTTATAATGAAAAGATATAAAATAATTTCCATCCTCATTAAGAAACCTTAATTTTGTTAAAAGAATATCAATAACTTTATTTTCAGTTACTTTATATTTCAATGAGTATTTTTCTTTATTAGGTTCATAATACAAATTATCCCTATATATATGTTTCCATTTTATATGACCCAATTGAGTTTTTGATAATAATATATTAATGGTTGTTCTTGCTTTTGTTTTTAATTTCATATATTATTTTTTATTTATATTCTTATATATATATATATTTATTATGAAAATTAAAATTTATTTTTTTCTCAAAATGAATATTTCAATTTTATATTCTTACTTAAATCTAATTCGGTTAATTGATTATGAGAACAATATAAACATATTAAATTAATATTTTTAGTTACATTTAATTCAGTTAATTGATTATTGTGGCAAAATAATGTTTTTAGATTAATACTATTACTAACATCTAATTCTCTTAATTGATTATAATGACAATATAAATCTATTAAATCATTATTGGTCACATCTAATTCCCTTAATTGATTATGAGAACAATATAAATATTCTAAATTAATATTGTTACTTAAACCCAATTCTGTTAATTGATTATGAGAACAATCTAAAAATGTTAATTTAATATTTTTACTTAAATCTAATTCAATTAATTTACTGTGATAACAAACTAAACATTTTAAATTAATTAATTTCTCAATACCAATTAAATCAGTTAAATTTTGATAACCACATTCAATTTTAGTTATATCTTTCCATTTACTTTCATCGGGATATTTATTTTTTAACCATTTCATAAAATTTGATTCGGTTTTTATTTTTATATTCATGTTTTGTAATTCTTTAAATAAATCACCACTATCAATAGTTTGTATCGTAACATTATTTAATAAAATATGTAATTGTGATGATTTTCTTAATTTCAAATAAATTTTCTTATTATTTTTCTCTTCAAATATTGTTGAATAAGTTATAATATTATCAGTTACATGTTTAACCCATTCACAATTTAAAATATGATCTAAAAAAAAACTCTTATCTGATTTTGTTAAACTAGAGAATTTAACACTAACAAATAAATCATATATAATATCTAAATCTTGATAATAATATGCGGTTATTTGTTTAGTTTTATAATGAAAAGATATATAATAATTTTCACCACTAAAAGGAAGTTTTCTTTTTGTTAAAAGAATATCAATAATTTTATTTTCAGTTGCTTTATATTTCGATGTATATTTTTCTTTATCAGGCTCATAATATAAATCATTCTCATCTACATGTTTCCATTTTATATGCCCCAATTTAGTTTTTGATAATAATATTTCAATGGTTATTGTTGGGTTTGTTTTTAATTTCATATTATTTTTCATTAATTAAAATGTTTTTTTCTCAAAATGAATGTTTCAATTTTATATTCTTACTTAAATCTAATTCTATTAATTGATTATTATTACATGATAAATATTTTAATTTAATATTTTTACTTACACCTAATTCTGTTAATTGATTATTAAAACAATATAAACATTCTAAATTGATATTGTTACTTAAATCTAATTCTGTTAATTGATTATTATTACAATATAAATATTTTAAATTATTATTGGTTACATCTAATTCTGTTAATTCATTGTTATAACAATATAAAAATTCTAAATTAATATTCTTAGTTATATCTAATTCAGTTAATTGATTATAACCACAATATAAATGAGTTAATTTAATATTCTTAGTTACATCTAATTCTGTTAATATATTATCAGAACAATATAATCTTTCTAAATTAATTAATTTCTCAATACCAATTAAATCAGTTAATCTTTGAGCACCACAATCAATTTTTATTATATCTTTCCATTTACTTTCATCTGGATATTTTATTTTTAACCATCTCATAAAATTTGATTCGGTTTTTATATTCATATTTTGTAATTCTTTAAATAAATCACCACTATCAATAGTTTGTATCGTAGCGCCATTTAATAAAATATATAATTGTGATAATTCTCTTACTTTTAATTCCAAATAAACTTTATTATTATCTTTCTTTTCAAATATTGTTGAATAAGTTATAATATTATCAGTTACATGTTTAACCCATTCACAATTTATTAAAATATGATCTAAAAAAAAACTCTTATCTGATTTTGTTAAACTAGAGAATTTAACACTAACAAATAAATCATATATAATATCTAAATCTTGATAATAATATGTGGATATCAGTTTGGTTTTATAATGAAAAGATATATAATAATTTTCACTATCAGGAAATTTTAATTTTGTCAAAAGAATATCAATAACTTTATTTTTAGTTATCTTATATTTCGATGTATATTTTTCTTTAGGGTTCTCATTTATATAATTCCATTTTATATGTCCCATTTTAGTTTTTAATAATAACATTTTAATGGTTGTTATTGGTTTTATTTCTAATTTCATATTATTTTTCATTTATATTCTTATATATTTATTATGAAAATTAAAATTTGATTTTTTTCAAAATATAAATTTAAATGGATTTGATCCAAAATTAGGGATTTTAGGCTTAGTATGAGGTTTTAATTTTTTTTGTTCAAATTTTTCCATTAAATCATAATAAGAAATTGGGGAATAGTTATTTGCATCTACCCCCACATCATATGACTTTGAATCCGGGTATCTAATCGTACCGTGACAATGCCCATGAGTATGATAAGAACCATGTATTTTTTTATTCCAAGTAAGTAAAGGATAATGATCAGCAATAATTGTTATAATTTCACCATTATGAATTATATCAATATCATATCTTAATTGAATATTTTCAAAATATAATCTTGCCCACGCTTTCTTCATTATATCTTTTTCATGATTACCTTTAATTAAATAAATAATACCATTTAAAGATTCCAATATCCACTTTAATTTTTCACTTCTTAACCCCATAGAAAAATCACCTTGGTGTATGACTATACCATCAGATGGTACACTATTATTCCAATTTTTAATTAAAATTTCATCATGTGTTTTAATATCTGAAAAAGGTCTGTTTGCATACTCTAAAATTGCATTATGAGAAAAATGTGTATCTGATGTGAAGAACAGTTTTTCAGGGTTATGTATTTTTATCACATTCATATTTATATTATGTGTATCGGTTGTAAAAAAATTATATTTTTAATTTTTATATATACAAATATACAAAAAAAAAAATTAAATAAAAATGATAAGACAAAAATGGACCGAAAAAAATAATAATTTTTTAATTGAAAATTATAACAATATGGATAACGATAAATTGATACATGAATTATCGAGAAGTTGGAATGCTATCAAACTACAATCTGCTAAATTAGGATTAAAAAGATATAAAAATATTAATAGATTTGCAAACTTAGATATTTTATTAAATGATGATAATATAACTTATTATTGGATTGGGTTTATAATGGCTGATGGTAATATAATAAACAATAGACTTAGAATAAGAATATCTGATAAAGATGAAAATCATTTATTAAGATTTAAAAAATATGTAAAATTTGATAAAAAATTAAATTATGGAAAAACTATAATTAATAATAAACAATACAATTGGGTTGGTATTTCTATGATGGATACTAAATATATAAAAAAACTATCCGATAAATTTGATATAAGAAATAATAAAACTTATATACCATGTAATATTAAAAATATAAATGATGATAATTTATTATTAAGTCTTATAACAGGTTTCATAGATGGTGATGGTTCTATACGAAATCAATTTAATAGAAAAGATTTTAATTTAAGAATTAAATGTCATAAAAATTGGTATAATAATTTAGATTTTATATTAAAAACTATAATTAGAATAACTGATGAAGATTGTAAAACATCTGTAAAATTAGTTGATAATGGAAAATATGCTATTATGTCAATCACAAACACAAAAACACTTAAAATATTAAAAAATAAAATAATAAAATTAAATATACCATATTTATATAGAAAATGGGATATCATTGATTTAAATTATGAAACATTTTATGAAAGATCAAAAAAAAATAAAAAAATATTCAAAGAATTATTTGAAAATAACGAAAATATTAAAGTAAAAGAAATTGCTAAAATAATGAATTGTTCAATAAATACTATTTATAAATATAAAAAATTACTTACTAATATATCATCTTTTGTTTTATATTTTTTTCTATTGTGAATCTAATGTAAAATATAATTTATGTGGATTTTCTATTCTTATTCCGAGTTCAAAAAATATAAGGGGTTCTATTTCATCCCAATCTTCCTCATTAAAAGGATAAACCATTTAATCAAAATTACAAACGATTTTATTTTTTTTAATGATTTTTTTCAAAAATCTTCTAAAAGGAAATCTACTCTTTCTTGCTACTAGTATACCGCTCAGAGTTCTTTGTGCTCTATATGAATATAAATAGTCTTTTAATTTAATATTCTTACTTACATCTAATTCAATTAATTGATTATTATAACAAAATAATCCTTTTAAATTAATATTCTTAGTTACATCTAATTTCCTTAATTGATTATTATAACAAGTTAAAGAATTTAAATCCTCATTTACATCTAACTCAATCAATTGGTTATTGTCACAAAATAAAATTCTTAATTTAATATTCTTACTTACATCTAATTCTGTTAATTGATTATGTGTACAATATAATTCTCTTAAATTAATTAATTTCTCTATACCAATTAAATCCGTTAATTTCCGAAAATTACAACTAATCTCTTTAATATCTTTCCATGTATTTTCATCAGGGTAATTAATTTTTAACCACGTAAGAAAGGTGTTATCTGGTTCTATTTCATCCCAATCCTCTTCATTAAAGGGATCAATATCAATACAATGGTTATATTTCATTTCATTCGTATTTATTCTTAATTAAAAATTCACCTATAAATATACTAATAATTTTTCAATTACCCCATTTTTTAATACCAAGTTAACATAACTATTTTAAGAAAAATCGGCACCATTTCTGATCATAATAAAATAATTAAATAGTTTTGAGTTAAATTTATTCACTTTTTTTAAAAATCTTCTAAAAGAAAATTTACTCTTTCTTACTACTATTAGGTTATTCTTAGTTACATCTAATTCAGTTAATTGATTATTAGAACAATTTAAACCAATCAAATTAATATTATTAGTTACATCTAATTCTGTTAATTGATTATTATTACAATAGAAATTCATTAATCTAATATTATTAGTTACACCTAATTCAATTAATTGATTATTACGACAATGTAAATATATTAATTTAATATTCTTAGTTACATCTAATTCTGTTAATTGATTATGATAACAATTTAATTCTTCTAATTTTATATTCTTAGTTACATTTAATTCAGTTAATTGATTATTATGACAATATAATCCATTTAATTTAATATTATTACTAATATTTAATTCCTTTAATTCATTACGATGACAATATAAATATTTCAAATTAATTAATTTCTCAATACCAATTAAATCTGTTAAATTCTTATTATTACAATTAATTATTTTTATATCTTTCCATATACCTTCATTTGGATAATTAATCTTTAACCATGTGAGAAATGTACCATCTGGTTCTAATTCATCCCAATCCTCCTCATTAAAAGGATCTATATCAAAATTATATTCGAATTTTTCCTTGATCATAACTCATAATTTTCGGGAGGTGATAGGATAAACCATTTAATCAAAATTACAAACGATTTTATTTTTTTAATGATACAAAAATTATTTTTTTCAAAAATGATTATTTTTTTCAAAAATCTCCTAAAAGGAAATCTACTCTTTCTCACTACTATTGATGTCCGGATAAAACCAATCATTATTTGTACTCTATATGAATAGTCTTTTAATTTAATATCTCTTAAATCTAATTCTGTTAATCGATTACTATAACAATATAAATATTTTAAATTAATATTCTTAGTTACATCTAATTTAGTTAATTGGTTATTATAACAATGTAAAGAGATTAAATTCTCATTTACATCTAATTCAATTAATTGGTTATTGTCACAAAATAAAATTCTTAATTTAATATTCTTACTTACATCTAATTCTCTTAATTGATTATTAGAACAAGATAATTCTCTTAAATTAATTAATTTCTCTATACCAATTAAATCCGTTAATTTTTGATATCTACAATTAATCTCTTTAATATCTTTCCATGTATTTTCATCAGGGTAATTAATTTTTAACCACGCAAGAAATGTATCATCTGGCTCTATTTCATCCCAATCCTCTTCATTAAAGGGATCAATATCAATATAATGGTTATATTTCATTTCAATCGTATTTATTCTTATTTTCCTGACTTAGCACCCCATGAAATTTTCATCGAATTTCGCTTTTTTAGTGACAACCAAAATCACAAAAGTAATTATTTTTTTCAAAAATCTTCTAAAAGGAAATCTATTCTTTCTTACTACTATTAATGGATTATTTATAATATATGAATAAGTTTTCAATTTAATATTTCTTAAATCTAATTCAATTAGTTGATTATCATTACAATATAAAAATTCTAATTTTATATTCTTACTTACATCTAATTTTGTTAATTGATTATTATAACAAACTAAATTAATTAAATTAATATTTTTAGTTACATCTAATTCTGTTAATTTATTATGATAACAAGATAAACCTTCTAAATTAATATTTTTACTTACATCTAATTCAATTAATTGATTATTATAACAAGATAAATATTGTAAATTAATTAATTTATCAATACCAATTAAATCAGTTAAATTTTGATAAGTACAATCAATCATTGTTAAATCTTTCCATGTATTTTCATCAGGATATTTACTTTTTAACCACCCAAGAAATGATCCATCTGGTTCTACTTCATCCCAATCCTCTTCATTAAAGAGATCAATCCAATGGTTATATTTCATTTCATTCATATTTATTCTTAATTAAAAATTCATCTATAAATATACTAATAATTTTCCAATTACCCATTTTAATCATTAATGAGATAAAACTGATACAAGTTCATAAATTACAATCCCATACTACAATGGGTTTTTTAAAAAATCTTCTAAAATGAAATTTACTTTTTCTTACCACTACTAATGGATTATTTTCATATGAACAATATTTTAATTTAGTACTTAAATCTAATTCTGTTAATTGATTATTATCACAATATAAAAACTTTAATATGTTTTTAGTTACATTTAATTTTGTTAATTGATTATTAGAACAATATAAGTTTATTAAATTAACATTTTTACTTACATCTAATTCAGTTAATTGATTATTATAACAAAATAATTCTCTTAAATTAATATTTTTAGTTACATCTAATTCAGTTAATTGATTATAAGCACAAGATAATTCTTCTAAATTTATAAATTTCTCTATACCGATTAAATCTGTTAATTTTTGATTATAACAATTAATTGCTGTTATATCTTTCCATTTACTCTCATCAGGATAATTAGTTTTTAACCATATAAGAAATGATCCTGTTTCTACTTCATCCCAATCCTCTTCATTAAAAGGATCACAATGGTTATACACTATGTCCTCTAAATCATTTAATTGATGGGCAAGGAAATTTTGGATAATTCTCATGATATTTTTTTATACAAATATACTAATAATTTTTCAGATAAAAAAATTGCCTATTTTATTGAAAAAAAACGATATATATTTATAATGAGCTTCCAGTGACAAAACCTACATTATGTGTGATATAATTAAATAGTTTTTTTATTTTTTTAAAAAATCTTCTAAAATGAAATTTACTTTTTCTTATTACTATTAATGGATTATTTTCATATGAATAACATTTTAATTTAGTATCTCTAAAATCTAATTCAGTTAATTGATTATAATTACAATATAAACATTCTAAATTAATATTATTACTTACATCTAATTCAGTTAATTGATTATAATTACAATATAATTCTTCTAAATTCTTATTTAACTTCAATTTAGTTACCTGATTATGTCCACAATGTAAATATTTTAATTTAATATTCTTAGTTATATCTAATTCAGATAATTGGTTATGTTCACAAGATAATGATTTTAAGTTAATTAATTTATCAATACCAATTAAATCAGTTAAATTTTGATAAGCACAATTAATATATTTTATATCTTTCCATTTACTCTCATCAGGATAATTAAATTTTAACCATCCAAGAAAATTACATTTATCGATTTCTCCCCAATCCTCTTCATTAAAAGGATCAATATCAACACACTGGTTATGTCCTATGTCCTCTAAATCATTAATTCTCATGATATTTTTTATACAAATATACTAATAATTTTTCAGATAAAATTAATTTAAAAAACTTTAAATTGTAAAAAAATAATCAATTAAATAAAATAAAATAAAATAATTTATATATATATACCCATATGAAATACATAAAAGAATATAATGAATATCTTTCAATCTTCTTACAACCCCTTATTATGAAAATGAAAATAGTGATAGGGATAGCAAAATAAGTATAAGGGGTTATAATAAGGAAGATATTTTTAAGTATTTTAAAAAGAAATATAGTAAAATAAAAATTATTGATATGGATAACGAATTTAATATCTATATTTACAAATAATTGTGAATTACGAAAAATATTCTCTCATCCTATCAAAGAAACTTTTATCTTTACTAGTTGGTTGGGGTTCAAAATTTTTAGATGAAGAAAGTTTTTCAAGTATTATTTTTTCTTCTTCTGATAATTTTTTTGGAGTCCAAACATTAATATTCACAAGAATATCGCCTCTTCCATGAACATTTACATCAGGTAATCCTTTACCCTTCAATCTCAAAACTTTTCCAGGTTGAGTACCAGGATTAATTTTAATTCGTACTTTTCCGTTAATAGTTGGAATTTCAACTGAGCACCCCAAAGAAGCTTCCGGAAAACTGATATATAAATCATTTAAAAGATTTGACCCATCTCTAATAAGATCAGGATGGGGGGTTTCTTCAATTAAAATAATCAAATCACCTGGAATACCATTTCTAGCACCAGCGTTTCCTTTTCCTGAAATTGAAAGTTGCATACCTTGTACTACTCCAGCGGGAATTTTCATCGATATAGTTTCTTCACTTTCAATAATTCCATTTCCTGCACATTCAGAACATTTGTGTGTAATTATTTGTCCTTCACCACCGCAGTGTGGACAAGGGGATGCAGTTTGCATTTGTCCAATAATAGTATTTGTAATTCTTGTGACTTGTCCTGTACCATGACAGGTTGGACATGAGGAATATGAACCATCTTTTGCGCCTGATCCTTTACATTTTTTACAAGTAATATATTTATTGAGTTTTATTTTTTTTTCTACTCCATTGAAAATATCTTCAAGAGTAAGATTAACTTTTACACGCAAATTAGATCCACGGTTTATTCTTTGTCTTCTTGAATTATTAAACCCATTAAAACCACCGAATGTACTTCCAAAAATATCCCCAAAATTACTGAAAATATCATCCATGTTCATTCCACCGCCACCACCACCACTGAACCCATTTCTACCTATTCCAGCATGACCAAATTGATCGTAGTGTTGTTTTTTGTTTTGATCACTCAATACCTCATAAGCTTCAGCGGACTCCTTAAAGCTTGCTTCAGATTCTTTATTATCGGGGTTTTTATCGGGATGATATTTTAAGGCTTGCTTACGATAAGCTTTTTTTATATCGGCTTCAGTAGCATCTTTCGTTATTTCAAGTACTTCATAATAATCTCTTTTCGGCATGTTTATATTATTTTTTATTTATTTTAATTCAGAAAAAACCATCTATTAATTTTATATTTTAATCCTTTATAAATACTATAAGTGAATTGTGATCATAACTCAATTTGTTTTGTTAAGTTTGAATTTTTTAAATCTTTCCATCCATCATTTAAATCAAATACTTGTTTTTGACTTTCAAGATCAAACTCTATTTTATAGCATACTTCAAAACAAAGTGAATTTGAATTTGGATTTTTTGTTTTTTTTGCGTTAATTTGGATATAATCATTCAATTTAATATTTTCTCTAAATAGATCTTTTGGAAAGGATCTTGTTTCAAATATTCTGTTTTTTACATCAATTAAACAATCACATAATATTTTTTTTGATCTTATACTGATAATTTTTGAAAGAATTTTATTTTTTTTTTCTTTTAAAGGTTTAGGTAATACGATAAAATCGTCATCTTTACAATCTTTACATTTGCAATATTCTTTAGGATTTTTACATCCAAATCCTTCACCTAATAAAGATAAGTTATGTTTAGATTTTTTCTTTTTCGTTATTTCACTTTTTGACATTATTTTTCGTTATTTTTCTCTTAATTTTCTAATTTTCTTTTGCATCCATTGTAGTTGATCCCCATAACCTCTCCGTAATAGGAAAGCATTTTAACTTCAAATTGTTAATATTTTTTGTATATTTGTTCCACTTAAAAGTGGTGGTTTATCATTCCAAAAAGTGCCTTTTCTTTTTGAACTTTTCTTCAGCACTGAACGAAATTCTTTCTTCTGGTTTTATTATAAACATTATTTCTCAATTAATTTTTTTGGCGATGTGGTCAATAAAACACATACAATATTTAGAAGAGTTTTATAAAATGACTCATCATTTTCTTGGAAATACTGAATTAAAAATGTATTTGCATCGTCAACAGATGGTGGTTTTTGTTTTGTATATAAATTTTTAATATAATTAAGTATATTATTTTCAATCCCAAGTGTTTTACATATCCTATCATATGAATCTGCTTTGGGTCGTATTTTTACAATTAATTTTATTAATTCTTTTTTTTTAAGTTTCTTTAATTTTTTAGATTTCATATTTTTTTTTCTTGATTTTCAATTAAATCATATTTCTAGCCTGAAGGATATATCCCAATCATTATTGTATAATGTGTAAATATATTTACCAAAAATACCATTCTTCTCTACTATAATACAATCATTGTCTATTTCATGAATAATACCATTTTTAATCAATTTCCCACAATTCCATTGAAATGATTTCTTTTCATCTAAATTTTTAAATGGTGTTATTCTGTTGAAATAAACTTTTTCTCCTATTTTCATATTTCTTTATTCTTTCCGCGTTATCTAATATACTATTAAAAATTATTATTAAAAAATTAATTCTTATTATTTGTAGGTATTTTGATAATTACCATAATTGTTTGTTAATAGCTGCCCAAGGTATTGTAATTGGAAACCCAACACTATTTATAATAAACACAATCAACATCCTCCACCATTCAATTTTTTTTGGATGATACTTTTTTTGCATTTTCAACGACCATAATCCATGAAGTAATGCTATTACTGAGTAAATTATTATTAAGTATATCATAATATTTAATTTTTTTTATCAAATTCATTACATTTTAATTAACAAATTATTTGTTTTGTCAGAATGATTATCAATATTCTTTTTATAATATATCACCTATATGAATTTTAGTTTATAAGAAAAGTATTATTTTTCAACAAGTAAGTAACGGTGATCATTCTTTTATGTATTTCATATTCTTTTATGTGTTAAATTAATATTTTTACCAACATCTAATTCAGTTAATTGATTATGATGAGAATATAATCTTTCTAATTTTATATTTTTACTAATATTTAATTCAGTTAATTGATTATGATGACACAATAAATATCTTAATTTAATATTATTAGTTGCATTTAATTCAGTTAATTGATTACTATAACAATATAAATATCTTAATTTAATATTATTAGTTATATCTAATTCAGTTAACTGATTTTTATTACAATATAATGTTTCTAATTCAATATTTTTAGTTATATCTAATTCAGTTAATTGATTATTATCACAAAATAAATATTTTAAATTAATTAATTTCTCAATACCAATTAAATCTGTTAATTTTTTATACCCACAATCAAGTTCTTCTATGTCTTTCCATTTACTATCATCAGGGCATTTATTCTTTAACCATGTAAGAAATGTTCCATCTGGTTCAAGTGGTTCTACTTCATCCCAATCTTCTTCATTAAAAGGATCAATATATTCATTATATTCTTTTATGTATTTCATATGGTTTTATATTTTAATTTATTATTCTTACTTATATCTAATTCTTTTAATTGATTATGATAACAATGTAAATATATTAATTTAATATTCTTACTTAAATCTAATTCTGTTAATTGATTATTATTACAAAATAATTCTTTTAAATTAATATTTTTAGTTACATCTAATTCAGTTAATTGATTATAATCACAAAGTAAATTTCTTAAATTAATATTCTTACTTAAATCTAATTCTGTTAATTTATTATTAGAACAAATTAATTCTATTAAATAAATATTTGTATATAAATTGATTAGTTGATTATTATCACAACATACATCTATTAATTTTATATTCTTACTAATATCTAATTCAGTTAATAAATTATCATTACAATGTAAATATTCTAAATTAATTAATTTCTCAATACCAATTAAATCTGTTAAACTTTGATATTCACAATCAATCATAATTATGTCTTTCCATGTATATTCATTTGGGTATTTAATTTTTAACCAAGTAAGAAATGTTCCATCCGGTTTAGGGGGGTCATCCCAATCATCCTCATCAAAAGGATCAACATATTTATTATATTCTTTTATGTATTTCATATATCATATATATATATATAAAAAGAATTGATTATTTTATAAAAATTTAGTAATTTAAATGAAAAATATTTGATGATTTAAAAAAGATATTAACATGTCAAGTTGCGAAATAAAATTTTATTTTCATAGGTTTTTGATTGGAGTATTTAATATATATTAATAATAAATGAAATACATAAAAGAATATAATGAATATATTGACCCTTTTAATGAAGAGGATTGGGATGAAGTAGAACCACCACATAGTGAATTTCTTAAATGGTTAAAAATTAAATATCCCGATGAAAATAAATGGAAAAATATAAAAGAAATTAATTGTCGTAATAGTAATTTAACAGATTTAATTGGTATTGAAAAATTAATTAACTTAAAATCGTTATCTTGTGAACATAACCAATTATCTGAATTAGATTTAAGTAATAATATTAATTTAGGATATTTAAATTGTTCATATAATCAATTAACAGAATTAGATGTAACTAAGAATATTAAATTATTGGATTTATATTGTTATAGTAATCGATTAATTGAATTAGATGTAACTAAAAATATTAATTTAGTATATTTATATTGTCATACTAATCAATTAACAGAATTATATAGTAAAAATATTAATTTAACAAATTTATATTGTTATCAAAATCAATTAACTAAATTAGATGTAACTAAAAATGTTAATTTAAAATGTTTATATTGTTTTGATAATCAATTAAAGGAATTAGATACTAGTAAAAATATTAAATTAATGGATTTAAGAAAATAATTTAGAAAACATATAAAATGAAATATATAAAAGAATATAATAAATATGTTGATCCTTTTAATGAAGAGGATTGGGATGAAATAGAAGTCCCTAAACCAGATGGGACATTTCTTACATGGTTAAGAATTAATCATCCCAATGAAAGTAAATGGAAAGATATGACAGAAATTAATTGCCGTTATCAAGAATTAACGGATTTAATTGGTATTGAGAAATTAATTAATTTAAGAAAATTATCTTGTCATCGTAATCAATTAACAGAATTAGATGTAAGTAAGAATATTAATTTAGAATATTTACATTGTTTTAATAATCAATTAACTGAATTGAATGTTAATATTGATTTATTATATTTATATTGTAGTGATAATCAGTTAACAGAATTAGATGTAAGTAAGAATATTAATTTAGAATATTTATATTGTTGTCGTAATCAATTAAATAAATTGGATATTACTAAGAATATAAAATTAATAAATTTACATTGTTATCATAATCAATTAATAGAATTAGATGTAACTAAGAATAATTTAAAAAATTTACATTGTTATAATAACCAATTAACAGAATTAGATGTAACTAAGAATATTAAATTAACAAATTTATTTTGTCATCACAATCAATTAATAGAACTGGATATAAGTAAAAATATTAATTTAGATAATCTATTTTGTGGTTATAACCAATTAACAGAATTAGATGTAACTAAGAATATTAAATTAATAGAATTATCATGTTTATATAATCAATTAACAGAATTAGATGTAAGTAAGATTAATTTAATATATTTAAATTGTAAGAATAATCAATTAATAGAATTAAATTTAAATAATAATATCATAGAATTATATTGTTCTGATAATAAATTAATTAAATTAGATTTAAGTGATAATATTAAATTAATCTCTTTACATTGTTATAATAACCAATTAAACAAATTAGATTTAAGTAAGAATATTAATTTAAGATATAAAGTTATTTCTCCGAATTCCAATTTAGATATATGAAATACATAAAAGAATATAATGAATATGTTGATCCTTTTGGTGAGGAGGATTGGAATGAAGTAGAACCAGATGGTACATTTCTTACATGCTTAAAGATTAAATATCCAGATGAAGGTACATGGAAAGATATAAAAGTAATTAATTGTCATAATAAAAAATTAACTGATTTAATTGGTATTGATAAATTAATTAATTTAGAAGTATTGTATTGTTATGACAATCAATTAACTAAAGTAGATGTAACTAAGAATATTAATTTAAAAACTTTGAATTGTCATCATAATCAATTAGATGAATTGGATGTAACTAAGAATATTAATTTAGAGACATTATATTGTAATAATAATCAATTAACCGAATTAGACATAAGTAAGAATATTAAATTAAGGGTTTTATATTGTCGACATAATCAATTAACAGAATTAGATTTAAGTAAGAATATTAATTTAGATAAATTATTTTCCAGAATCAAAACATAGAAAATGAAAAAAATAAAAATTGACATATCAAAAGTTATTAAAATTAAACCAAAAATGGTCAGAGAAAATTCTGTATTGATAATTCCATATATAGAAGTAATTATTATATTGATTGTTTTTTTAATTTTAAATTCGATATAAATTATTATTTTAATATATAAAAAAAAATATATTATGAAATACATAAAAGAATATAATGAATATGTTGATCCTTTTAATGAAGAGGATTGGGGTGAAGTAGAACCAGATGGCACCTTTCTTACATGGTTGAAAATTAATTATCCCAATGAAAATAAATGGAAAAATATAAAAGAAATTATTTGTCATAATAAGAATTTAACAGATTTAATTGGTATTGATAAATTAATTAACTTAAAAGTATTATATTGTCATTATAATCAATTATCTAAGTTAGATGTAAGTAATAATGTTAAATTAAAAACTTTAAATTGTTCTAATAATCAATTAATTAAATTGAAATTAAATAAAAATATTAATTTAGTATCTTGTTATGACAATCAATTAAAAGGATTAGATTTAAGTAATAATATTAAAATGAAACATTTATCTTGCTATCTCAATCAATTAACTGACTTAGATGTAAGTAATAATATTAAATTAATAGAATTATATTGTTCTTATAATCAATTAACTAAATTAGATGTAAGTAAAAATACTAAATTATTAAATTTATTTTGTTATCGTAACCAATTAAAAGAATTAAATGTAAGTAAGAATATTAAATTAAAAACATTATATTGTCATTATAATCAATTAACAGAATTAGACATAACTAAGAATAAATTGAAGGAATTATATTGTCATCACAATTACGGGTTATGACCGGATATTCCTTTCTTTTCAACAAAAGGCGACACCACATTTAGATTAATTTTTAAAATGAAATACAAATAAGAATATTAATATAATATATAGAAATTGATATGAAATACATAAAAGAATATAATGAATATGTTGATCCTTTTGGTGAGGATGATTGGGATGAAGTAGAACCAATAGAACCAGATGGTAAATTTCTTACATGGTTAAAAAGTAATCATTCTGATGAAAGTAAGTGGAAAAACATAACAAGAATTGATTGTAGTAATCAAAAATTAACAGATTTAATTGGTATTGATAAATTAATTAATTTAGATATATTAAATTGTTCTACCAATCAATTAAAAGAATTAAATATTAGTAA